TGACCTTCCAGAGATGGGCAAGTACCTCACATACCCAGCGTATGTCCAAACAACTCAAGCAGCGATTGACAGAGCCACCATGTTGTGCGCTCAAATGCGAGCAGCCTGTCCACACTCTAAGATTATTTGGCTCGCTGGAAACCACGAAGAGCGCATGCCTAAGTATCTACTCACAAACGCTGGTGCTGCCTATGGTCTTAGAAAAGGAAACACTCCTGAGTCTTGGCCAGTTCTTTCAGTTCCATATCTTTGCCGAATGGAAGAGTACGGAGTGGAATACAGGCCTGGATATCCAGCCGCTGACTTCTGGATTAATAAGAAACTGAAGATTATTCACGGTGACCGTGTTAAGTCTTCTGGCTCAACTGCTCATATATATCTCAATAACGAAAAGGTCTCAATCATCTATGGACACATCCACAGAATTGAAACGGCTTACAAAACCCGTGAAGACTACGATGGCCCACGCACCATTATGGCGGCTAGCCCTGGGTGTCTTGCCAGGATTGATGGCGCTATCCCTTCTACTAGGGGTGGCGTTGACCTAGACGGACGTCCTTTAACTAGACATGAAAACTGGCAACAGGGTATCGGTGTCGTTATGTACGAAGACGACGGAGACCACAAGTTCTCTTACGAATGCATGGCTATCTACGATGGTTGGGGCATGTACCGAGGCAAAGAGTACAAGGCAGATTAGATAAATCTATGAGCGAATTAATCTGGACTTGGCTCTTGTTCGCCATGGAACTCATAGGAGTATCTGGAAGTTACCTAATCGGTAACAAGAAATGGTATGGGCACATGATTGTCGCCCTTCACTCTTTTCCCTGGTTAATTTATTCAATCGTCTTCAATAAACCTGGTTTTTTAGCGATGTGGGTATTGTGGCAGTGGGTCCACTGGCGCAATATGCTCAAATGGATAAAGCGTGCTTGACATTTAGTTGTAGATAAGCCACATTTAATACACAACTACTCGTGGAGAGTGTATTAAATGACAACAATTGCAGGTATTCAGGGAGACGGGTATGTCGTTGTCGCCGCTGATACAAGAATATCTTCTCTAGACGACTCCGGAAACGCATACCAGATATCCACTCTTGGGTCTGGTTCAGCAAAGATTGCTATAAATGGCAAATACTTACTGGGTGCTGCGGGCGACATGAGAGCCATAAACCTCCTTCACCATGCCTTTCAGCCTCCTGCTCCTACAGTAGGGCTAAAGGGGAAGAGACTAGACTCCTTCATGACGACTAAGTTCATCCCGGCACTAAGGTCTTGTTTTGAAACCCACGGGTATTCGGTAGGGAACAATAACAACAACACTATTGCTGAGCAGGATTCATCAATAATGGTTGTCGTTAATTCCACGATTTACATTATTGAGAGCGACTACTCGTGGACCCCAGAAGCGTCTGGTCTATATGCGACCGGCACTGGAGCACCCTACACGCTAGGGGCGTTACAAGTATTGGTATCTGGCAAGAAGATATCGCCGGCCCAAGCCAAGAGTGCATTACTTAAAGCGCTACAGGTTTCTGCCAAGTTTGACCCTTATACGGGAAGCCCTTTCAACACCTATGTGCAGGAATCTGAGAAGAACAAATGATAGATGAAGCGCCCAGACTTCCTACCATGTTTCCCGATATGTGGTTAATCCCATAGGGGAGAGAAGAGAGAACTAATGAGAGATTACATAGGGAGTAGTAGTGAGTACTAAGGATTCAAATAGTAACCATAAAAATATTCCCAAACTAGATAAATCTGTAGATATACCTGATTTGGACTTGTTTGAGGATGCTGCATGCAAAGGGAAAACACATCTCATGTTCCCCAAAGAACATAAGGATATTACTTATATTGCAGAGGCAAGAAGCATATGCAAGTCATGTCCGGTTCAAAAGTTATGCTTGGAGTACGCATTAGGGTTTCCAGCAGCAGATATGCATGGAGTATGGGCAGGTCTTACATCAAGACAACTGGCTGCGGAGCAAAGACGTAGAGGGGTAAAACCCACTAGACCGACACTCAGTCAGATGTGGGCAATCTAACCAACTCTAAAGGAACAGGTGTTGCAGTACTCGGCAGAGCCAAATGAAACTATCTGCATGTCGCACTCTTCCTTACCGCAAGGCATCAGAACCTTCTCACCATCTAGATACATACGAAGGTAATCAGAAGGGGTGGGTCTTGGATGGGGAGCAGGAGCAGGTGTATGACCCTTCTGGGTCTGGCAGTAATCCCAAGCGACCCAGGCTAGGAAGTCAGAAAGAGTCATGCCTTGAGCGCGAGCAGCGTCTATTAAGAGGTTCTTCTCAGCACCAGTTACCTTGACTGTCAGGGTATGAACAGCCTTGGGGGTACGGGATTTCTTAGGCTTACGACCCATCTCTTTCAACCACCATCTTTATGAACTCAGTCATCGTCATGCCGTAAGCATCAGCCTTCTCCATAATGAGACGCTTGAACTCAGCAGGGACCTTCATCGTCATAAGAACGAAAGGAGTCTCTGGAGACTTGGGGGGACGACCTGGATTGCGCTTCACTTAGTATCAAATGCTCCGTGTAGTGAACGCCACTCTCCACACCAGTAATCTTCCGCCACCGTCACGGCTGTAGGGAATCTATGGCAGGTTCCATATCGGGAGCCAGGAATCTCTGTGAAATACACGCAGGTAGGGCAACCACGCGAAGGGGTGTCCATACGGATAGAGACTGTCGCGTTTTGGTATCCGGGATTTGATGTCTCGGTATTCACGAGGTTACTCTCTGACTTGTTAGAAACGGGTGAAAACACAACCGACGTGCTCCTCTTTAGGAAATTTTGTACTTTTGTTGTTGATAAGAAGACACTACTTGCTCGTATGCCTTCATGAATGCAACCTGGTCAGTTGCGTTTCGCAACCCATAGACTGCTGAACCCAACTCAGAAATTACTTGTAGTATACAAGGATGTAGTTTGGATGTGTCGGGTGTCACACCAGCGTTACTATCCGCCACCGTAGTCGTTACAGCGCTCCAGGCAACGAGTGGTGGGGGTGGGTCTCCCTCTGTGGATACCGAATCCAAATGCCGGCGACGCAAGTCCCCTGGCTTGGGAAGGAACGGGGAGATGCACGCGTGGTCCGTAAGGGATTGCTTTACGCCACCGTAAGGCAAGTCCTGGAGAATCTCCCACCAAGCCCTCAGTATGTTCTTCCTGTCTACATCCAGAAGTATCTGGTTATACATAGAGTAGGCACTCACCACAATATCTTCTAGTTCTTGCTTGTTCACCAGGCCTCCCCGTCTTCTGTAGATTTATCCAGAATTTCATGAAACTTCTCAACGTGCTCAGAATCTCTGAAGATTAATTCCACCGAGTCGTAACGTTTATTCATTTTGTTGCGACCCATATGGAACTCTGAGAGAGCACACCCATCTATGGCGTCCTTGCATCCCTGGACTTCGTAGTCGTGAATCGCAGCCCCGAGTATTTGTCGACGGGTCGCATCTAGTATTGGCTTCCTCTTGGAGTCATTACGCATTACCTGTATCCAGTGGTTCCATACTTCTAGTACTGCAGCATCTGGAATCATGGCCGCTTTCTTTGCGCGGCTTAATGTTCTCGCGGAAGTTGGTCTACCTGGTTTACGTTCTTCAGACATGGTATTAAACATCTCCTTTACACCACCGTTAAGTAATGGGAGCAATGTAAAGAAAAGAACATAACTCCTTATCCTACCGACTAACCCCCATTTTGGAGGGGTACGGGGAACCTTTCCCAAATTAGTATTCAGTTTTCGGGCAGCACAAAAAGAGTTCCATTTTTCAGGAAAAGTTTCAACTGATGTCCGGCCCGCGGGTCTTGTTGTGTCACTCAAGATACCAGCCCCGCCGCCAACTTGCAAGTCAACCAAAGGATTTTTTTCTGTGGTATTCTGAATTCGCCACCAGGCTTTCCTCCTTTCACCTGGTAGTCCCCCGCCGGGGCTTTCGCGCTTCAATGCCTGGCATAGGAACGACGCGACCCCGGGGGATGGGGACGTGCTACATAAAAGCACGGATTTCTCCAGCCTCAATTTTTTGCTCAGCAGCGGACAATAACTTTTCCATCGCTTTTTCCCAGATGGCATCATGATATTTTTCTGGCAGCGTTTCTTGAATTATTTGCATAATTTCTTCGAGGGTACTTTTTCTATAAGCAGCGATGTAGACGCGCTCTTCGGAAGTTTCAAAAACGGTTACGCCCTCAGCATCCAGTAAGTCAGAATCTGGAAAATGCATTCCGCGGATTATTATTCCGCCTGGTTCTTCAGAGTTCGCAAGAAAAAGAAAATTTTCCATATCTTCATCCAGGGCCTCTTTCATAAATTTTTTAATATCTGGACCAGAAGCGCTGCGCACAAAAGATACGAAGTCTTCCCACTTTTTCTTTTTACCCATTGGGTTCCTTTCCACCACCGCAGCGGCTTGTAAACAGTTTATCGTAAAAAAATTTATTTATAGGCATTCGCGCACGCCGTCTAATGTTGTTCTATTATGACACCCATGGACAACAGAACTAGATTCAATACTTATGTTGCAGCACTGCTGCAGTTCGCCGAACGCTCTGGGCACACCAGAGTCCCGGCCGTACATATCGAAATTCTTCACGGGCAAGAGATTGCTGTCGGAGCATGGGTTGGTTACATTCGCCAGCGCCAGAAGAAGTCGATGCTCTCCGCAGAAAAAATGGAAATTCTCGCGGGACTCCCAGGCTGGGAGTGGGGACCTTTGAAACCAGGGCCCGCGTCTGATTCTGGCAGAAATTCTGAAATTCTTCAGATGCGCAGCCAGGGAATGACTCTTCGTCAAATTGCAGATTCTTACGACTTGAGCCGCCAACGCGTGCACCAAATTGTAAAAAAGTCTAATGTCTAATTTCGAAGACTGGGATGCTCCAGAACTTTCTTCCGCTGATGAGCGCGCATATCTTTTAGATGTTGTGAAGACAGGTATTCGTTTCTTGGTTTTTACATGTCTTTTGTATACGATAGGCATATGGGGTTTTAGTAATCTTTTAGTTAGAAGTGATATCTTGTCGGGCAGCATTAGTTGGCAGCACGCAGGAATTATGTCTTTTGGAATTGTTGTGCTGCGTCTTTGGAATAAAAGTCTTTTCAAATAAGTTGCACGTGGCCGGCGGCGCTGCGTAAAAAAACAGAAAAAATGAAAAAGTCTTCTCGACCTCTGGCCTTTCCGCCACCGTAAATGTTTCAGACTTATTGATTCTCTTCACGGGAGAATATTAGATACTCGCCATCTAGTGAGCGCGCGACGCCCGTCACCCACATGTCTCTGTGGTCGGTGTCGTCATCGCCGATGCGTTCTTTGACTAAGTCTACTGCTTGAGAAACTGCTGTTTTTTCGTCGTCCGTCGTGACATCTAAGGTCACCTGAAGTGTGATTCTGTAAATACTCATAGTTCATTATGCCTTGTAGTGAGCACTAAGCAAACTTCCAGAAGTGAGGTTTCTTAGTTTTGTCTTTCTCAGTTTTTACTGCGACCTTCATGGGGACAACTTTTGGTTGCATGAATCCGTTATCCATTAGCCACGCTGTTGCATTGTCGTTTATTTTGTCGGAAAGAGTTTCTTTCCATGCGTTGTGTTCGTCTATTGACTCGTCATCATCCCAATCAACTTCTTTGTCGTAGTCACACGGAGCAAAGAACTCTTCGTAAGGAATCTCTCCGTCATGCATAATCTCAATACCACAGAAGAAACCTGCTTCTTCGTCTGAGTCAAACATGAAAGCACAGTTCGGAAACTTCGCAGAGATTTGTCTAAAGCCTTCGCTAGCAGTTCCCCAAGGAGTTTGGAAGTAGCCCGATACACACCAAATGTCTTCGTAGCCAGTGGGATAGGGTTCTTCGTAGAAACTTGTCTCGCAGTCTCCCCACTTGACTCCCCAGTTCTGAATCTGCCAGTCGTACCAGTCGTTAGCCCCGAACTTGGCTTTGTTTTCTTCTTGCCTCTTCAGTAGTTCGTTGTTTTCTGCGACTCTTTTGTCGTAGTCCTCTTGAGTCCATTCTCCGTCAGTGACCATCTTCGTCCAGTTTTCAGGGATTTCCTTCAACGCAAATGTTGAAGTTGTCTCACTGAGTTCTTTTGGACATGGAAGGTGCCCTTCAAGAATCTTGATTTCTGAGTTCATCCCAGATTCGTTCTTTACGACTTTCACTCCATTGAAGAAAGCCTTGATTTCGGCTTCGGTTCCACGGACAGAGAAAGAAGTACTAGACCAGTTAGGCATACTGCTCCTTCTTTACCGAGTTGGTGGTGAGTTCGTCAGCACCTTCGATAAACGATTCTCCAAACAACCGAGTCCACTTTGAGACTATGTGGTTTTTGCAGTATTCAGTTTCCATTTCAGGAGAGAAGTCGGAAGTGATGTCCATTTCTTCGGACAGTTCCATCGCTCCCCATTTTGCTGTAATGCGATAAGTGTTCATAATCCATTATGCCCTGTAAGCAGTTAGCCCACAACCCCTCTGTCGGAAAGAGCAACAACAGTTGTACCGACAGAGAGGTCATGGAGACCTACTTGGCTACCTATCCCCCCAAGCGTCTTTCAGCATGTAAGGGAGAGACTGCTCAATGTGCGCTCCAGCCTTCAACTTCTCAAGCGTCTCAACTGCCTTGGTAGCGTCCTCTACGATGACGACTTTCTTTTCCTTGGCGTATGCAGTGCATTGGTTAGCGAGAAGCGTGGAGAATCCTTGATTCGGACCACACACGCCCCCATCGGTCACCCAAATAACTGGAGCCGATGAATGTTGACGGTGCTTCACGCCCCACTCAAGAGCAGGGAAGTCAACACCGTTACCTGCTCCCATCTCGGGGAAGTCAAGGTCAGAGACCATACGACCCTTGTCAGCGAGAATCCAAGCGTTAGGACGACCCTCTCCAATGTCGGAGTAAGCGAGAACTGTAGCCCCGGGTGAAGCGTCCAACATCTTGCGAACATCGTGACGAGTAAGAGTCATAGAACCTGAACAGTCAATAACGACCACTCCACCCAAGCCACGCTTTTTATTGTCAAAGATACGCTTTTGTGGGTCACTCATGTATCGGTGAAGTCGGCGTGGTGAGCGACCAATGTTGGAAGCACTACGCTTTTTACCGAGATTGCCTTGAGCGACAACCGTGAGTGGAAGTTTCAGAATGTTGAGTTCTCCCCAATACGGAGTAGAAGCACGACCCATACTGTCAGGAGTGACAGAAGTGATTTTGTTTAGGTACTCTTTTTCGCTAAGAGGCTTGGGCTTATTCTCTCCAATGTTGGAGTGAGTGACTTTGATTGTGTCGCTATCTTTTTCCTCGCCAGTAGAAGAATCAGATTTTTTACTTTTTCCTTCTTCTTCCTCTTGAACATTCTCGGGTGGCATACCAGCGAGACGGTCAACCCATTCAGCCATTTTCTCGGTGAAGATAAAGCCCTTAGGAGCGAGACCAGTTGCTCGGTCAGTTTCGGTAGAAGCCAACTTGCCAGTCAGGTTCGCCTTGTCCATCTCTTTGATTGCTCGCTTAGAGATACTTAGAAGTGCTTTACCCCACATACGATTGTGTCGGCGTACGCCATTGAGAAACGGCTTACTGCTTGCAGTGCCAGCAGTTGCGATTGTCATGTGTACTGCACCTATCCAGTCGTTGGTGCATGCATAGCGTTCACCATCAGCAGTCTCGGTTCCGTCAGTGAGGTGTGTCATCACATCAAAGCCAGCCTTGCCACAGAGATAGTTCACTCGTAGTTCCTCGCATACGACCATCGCCTTTACGGACGCTATCTTGCGATTCTGCCACTGCTCCCACTCTCCAGCAGGAGACACCTTTGCATGCATTAGTTCATGCGCTCGGATTGCTCTCGCTTGTGGAGTGTCTGCTCTCGGTGCCAACATCTGTCGGTCAACGATTGAAGTTGCAGGGATTCCTCGCCTTGCTTCACAGTCGTCAACTTGCCAAGCACCGTGTTCTGTGTCGTCACGATGAATCCACTCGGGTTCTGCGATACGACCAGTTTCGTTTTCAGTGTGCAGGTTCATTAGATACTGTCCACCTTGATTGCGTCAAGAACATCTTGCGCTCGGGAGCCAAAGATAATACGGCTTGCGTTCTCGTCACCTAGTTGCTTACGCAACTTGTCGTAAGCCATAAAGGTACGAAGTGAGATTCGGCGCTTGCCTGCGTCACACATACGCACTGCGTACTGGCGTAGGTCAGCCGACAACTTCTCAAGTGCAGTCGGGTGTGGCTCATTGATACGAACACGCACAGGGAATCGGTCAGCCAACGCCGTTGGTAGTTCTTCCATGTTCTCAATGTTCGTGGTCATCACGGCAGAGAAGCCTTGCTTAGGACGATGGATACGACCAGTCTCGGGGTGTTCCCATGAAGCAGATTCAGGAGAGTCAAGCATGGCGAGTAGAAGTGCGAACACATCTCCCGAAGCCTTATCCACTTCATCCACGATGAGGCGACCACCAGTTACGCCGTTGCCTTCCCAAGCCTTGAGACCAGCGCCAGCGACCCAAGAGAACTTACCGTTCCCATCAGGCATAAAGGCTCCAGTCACATCCATTGAAGTCATGTCATCGGTGCAGACAAGACGGTGTGCGCCAGCCTGCACATCTCCGAAGTGGAGACCAGCATAGGTCTTGCCAGTACCAGCAGGTCCGAAAAGGATGATTCGGTCAATGCCAGCGTCCATGCAGTCCTGCACATCTTTCCAGCATTGGGGTAGTGGGGTTGTTTCTGTTTGTGTTTGTGTGTTGTTACTCATGACTTCATTGTGCCTTGTAAGAAACAAGGTGACAACCTCACTGTGAAGATTTTTTTGATTTTCTGTCTGCGTCTGCGTCACGCACTTCCCACAGACCTTTCTTTACCTTTCTAAAGGTAGGAGAATCTTGGAGAAACTTGAGAGTAGTGGGATAGGAGAAGCCTGATTGCTCCACTAGTTGTTCTGTAGTGAACTGCTCGAAAATGTGTTGCTTAGACCATTCAATAAGAGCGTCATACTTGTCTGCTCGCCGGGGCCGTGGGGTACCGATTTCATCGGTGTCCACGATTTCGTTGCAGTATTCAGCGAGAACTTGGGCGATTACTTCTGTTGGTATGGAGTAGGTGGAAAGGTAGCGAGCAGGATTGCCCGACCCATTCCAGCCTTGTAGTACATACAGCGCACGAGTGTGGCTTGATATCTGTGTGATTACATCAGAAGGTACTTTGAACTTGTCGCCATGTCTCTCAATGGCATCATCCCACATAGATTTGTGTATGGCGTTTATGTGTTCTGTTGTAATCATTTGATTATCTCCTCTTTGCAGTTCATGCAGACCCACTCGCCACTCTCAAAGTCGTAGGGCTTTAGGAATGTCCATGTGCCTTCCCCGAAGTATCCACAGTCACATTCCAGTTCAGGCATGTCGTCAATGTTCTCTTCTGTTATTTCAAGTGTGTCTAGGTCTTTGTATTCGTTCATGTATTCATTGTGCCGTGTAAGGGCTTATGTGACAACCTTTTATCAAGATTTATCTAAAAGTCGCTCAGTGCCGGCGATGGCCCCGGGTGTTGTATTATAATCTTATAGATTTTCGGGAAGGAAATATCATGAGAAAACTTACTCCAGAAGAAAGAGCAGCCAAAAACGCGGGACTTGCTCAAGTCGCCGAGGTTGTTGCTGAGCCAAAGAAGAAGGCAAAGAAAGCAAAAGACGAGCCACAAGGAATCGGTTCAGATTCTTTCGTAATGCCAACTGCTGAACCTGTTCAAGAAGAAGCCCCAGAAGTAGTGGTAGCAGAAGTTGTTGAAGAAATCAGCATTTCTGATTCCGACGCAGCGGCCGAGTAGTTCAAAAAACTGACTTTTTTTTGGAAACACTGGGGGTGTGTCAAGGTTTCCACCACCGTGTTAGTTAGTAAGAGACAAAAAGCGCAGCCCCGCGCTGGGGACTCCACCTATTAGTCACTTGCCGTATTGTGACTCCGAGCCATATGACAACTGCCATTCCATTGCTTTTTGGTATTCACTGTCATCGTGCAAGAGCATGTCGACTCGCTCCAGTAAAGACGCAATAACTGCAGTCTTCTCTTTTTGGATGCAGTCAGCCCCGTCTTCTTGTACAGAGTTGGGCACCTCGAAACTGATGGTAAAGATGTGGTTGAAGGTGCTCATGGGAATACCACCCGACCATGCTCCCTGAGGAGTTCGATGATTTCGTCAAGACATTGACCGTCAGTGAACTCTTCGCCGTCAAAGCGCAGAATCTCAATAATGCGAGTAATGATTTTTTCATACTCATCTAACTGGGTAGGAACCGACATGGTCATTTGGTTACCTCTTCTATTTCGTAGACATCCCATGGACGGTCCCATCCACTGTCTCCGTCTAAGTCTCGTGACTTGAGTTGCGCTTCGGTGAGACGGTCATAGGCGTCTAGGGCATCCTGTTCTGTCTCTGCTTCAAACTCGTATGAGTGGTTGATGCTTTCTGTTACTTGTACCATGTATCTCTTCATACTTCATTATGCCTTGTAAGGATTTAGGCGACAACCTCTGCAGGGTCATTTTCTAAACGAATGTTGGTGCGCTGAACCCAACGCGCTCCAGTCCCGTTTTCTGGTGTAACCAAAAGGTCAAGGTGTCCGTAGCGATAACGAGCAGATGAAATAACGATTGGGAAGTCCAAGCCGTTTTCCGTGATGAACCCTCGGCAGTTTTTATACGCTTCGTAGTTCACCTTTCCTGAGTTGTCTCGTGCTACTTGGTAGTTTTGTGCTGTATTCATGTGTACAGCCTGCCGTGTATTAGGCATAAGAACAACCTCGTTATGTAATTATTTTTTGAGACCATTGTCACTCAGCGAATCCCGGGGCTACGCCCTTAGGGAGAGCAGGGTCGCTACCTGTCGGTGCGTGTCCCACTCTCCCCTCGCTGGGAGGCGACTTACTTGATGAGGCGAGCCACACCCTTGTAGGTGCTTGCGTTGATGAACTCGTCGTCACTCATTTTGAGAAGTGCGAGTGCGTTTTCCAGTTCCTCTATCTCCATTTTCAGTTCGTACAGAGGGCGCAGGTTGTTTTCTCTTTGGGGGAACGCAAGGCTGGCAGGCAAAGTAATGGTGACTTTGGCTTCCTCTGTCTCTGAACGCCAGTTTCGGTTAGTTGAGATGTCGCTCACCTTTGCCTTGCCTGACTTTATGTAGTCAATGACCTTGGTTTCCCATTCCTTGATGGCTTTTTCTTGGTCTTTTTCTGCCTTGGCGTGAGCCTTGGCTTCCTCTGTACGAGAAGTAAGTGCTTCCGTGAGGGCAGTCATTAGTTTATCCGTCTTGACTTTGACGCTGATTGGCTTGTTGTTGCTCATGTCTCCATTGTGCCTTGTAAGGACTACTACCACAACCTCTTAGATAGATTTATTTAGAGGTTGTTTCCTTATCTCTTACACGGCATAATGATGTTATGACAACAACAACTATCACCAAAGACAAAGACCTAATCACTTACGCCAATGGCGAGTGGGCGCACTTTCAGAGAGACGGACAAGTCCTCGCCTCATGCCCCAACAACAGCAGTGCTGTTCAGTTTTGGTACTACAACCTTGCTGACCAAGAACTTGTCGTTCAGTACAAGAAGTCAGAGACTTTTTACCACTACGAGAATGTGCCGTTCAGCGTCATCTTTGACCTCATGCTTGCCGACAGTCTCGGTGCGTTCATTGCGAAAGAGGTGAAGCCTAAGTATTCAGTAGCGTGAGGTTGTCACCTCATTGCTTACAAGGCATAATGGATTTATGGAAATAACACAAGAACAACTAGTCGGGTGGGCAAGAGAGATAGACGCTCAACTCCCCATTCCGAACGACCCCGAGGACACCTCAACCCCCCTAGACTTTGGCACTTGTGGTGTCGTAGTCATGTCAGACAACTCACCAATGCTCATAGCGACTGGTGACGACCCTTGGGAACTGCTGGCAACTGATGAGGTGCGAGTGTTCGCACAGGGCTTCGGCTCATTCTTTCTTGTCACCTACGGTGGCGTAATCGCACAGGACATTGAGACAGGCGAGAACGAGGCACACATTGCTCGCTGTATCATGGGCATGACCTACAAGGGCATGAACACGGCTCTCATGCGCTTCCTTGATAACGACCATGTAGAGATTGACGAGGCAGGCGACTCTGCTAGTGGCTCGGCACAAGACCTCATGAAAGGGGTGTTCTCATGAAACTGACGGACATTCTTGACGGTATCAGTCGTGAGTGTCGGGAATACAAGACCGACCTCTGCTTACAGAATGGGGGCCCCGACGATGGTATTCCATTCATCTTGGGAACTGACTATAATGGGATGCCTTTTGTTATCGCCGACACGCTTGACGGACACCCAACAGAGAACTTGCCGATTCTTCTCAATAAGATAATCGGTGGGCTACAAGAAAAGAACGAAACAATGCGTTGGGACTGGCTTGCTTATGTCGTTGAGGGATACGCAAACGGTGGCGATACAGAAACTGTTGGTGAAGTAGAAACGCTTGACGCTTTTGAGCGTGGCTCTCTTGAACGGGACTTCAAGACCAACCCTTCATCCAAAGTGAAAGAAGGCGTAATCGTTACTGTGTTCACATGGGAAGGCGAGTCTGCTTGCCGTACGATGCTGTATCACTACGGCGATGACGGTATGCCTGTTTGGGATGAACCGATGGATGCCGATGAACCACCCGAAGGACTCGTGCCTTTTGTTTTTAGAACTTTCCGAACTTTTTGTATGAACGAAGGCGACCTAAACAAACTCGTGGAAGGCTTTCCGTCACCGTGACAGTTTCAGACAAGACGGTAGGCAGGCAAATCCTGCTTGGGCTGGCATTTTCCTACCCAGTTTTACTGCCGTTGCCGACGGGGCTACAGGTCATCTGCGCCCTACTATCGGTACGGTGCTACATAGTTGCGTACAGAAACTTAGGGTAAATCTTTCTCACCAAGTTGTGTTCGTGACCCTTACAAGGCACAATGGAAGTGTGAGAGGGCAACCTCTTGCGAAATACATAGCACCCACTTCGGTGCGCTTACTCTGCACAGATAAGGCTCTGTCGGTGATAAGGCTCTACCCACGATAGTCGTTTGTTCTAGACTCCCTACTCCCTCTGGTGTACCCGTCCTCGCTCCGTACATCCGTCCTCTTCACTTAGTAATGCAAGCCTGCCGACGGGCTAGGAGTGGCGAGGTTCGCAACCTCAGTTATGTGTTTCGCAAGAGGTTGTGTTCTTACGGCTTACAAGGCATACTGAACTATGAACGAAAACAACGAACTAATCACAAAAATGAAAACAGTCCTCAGGCTTATTCCTCACGCAGTAGACGACCTCAACGATGCGTGGGAAAAAACTGATGAAGAGTTTGAGAAAGCACTAAACGAGTTAGAAGCACTCATGAAGCAAGGGAAAGACCTCGCAAGCCTCGCAGAAAAGGCAGGACTCTAATGGAAACTAAGTACGACAACGACTGTCGCAAGAAGTATTACGAGGTACTGGAGACGGAGCCCCGGCACGCTGGCTACTCACCCTCACAACTTGTCTCCGTGATGGTTGTTATGGAGTGTGACGCAACTGAGGCGAAGCAACTCATTGACGCTGAATACGGTGGACTTGACTGGTCAGAAGCAACTTGGGAAGAAACTCGGGACTACTTCTACTCGGTCAAAGAAATTATGAACGAGCAGTTGTTGTTCTACTCTGTCAAAAAAATTATGAACGAGGGGTTGTTGTCTTAGTTACTACAAGGCATAATGAAAGTATGACAACACAAGTAGAAGCAGTGCTATTTAGCAACGAAACAACAGAACCCGAGTATTGGGTTATCTGTGAGAAACTCCCAATGGAGTACACCGAAGATGAGTTTGTCCGTATCGTGGAGTTCAAAAAAATCCGTGAGCGAGTAAAGGGTGACACCTACGCCACTTGGAATGTTTTTTGTGAGCGAGACGGATACGGCAAGGACGAAACCATTATTCACCCATTCATTGTGTGGACACTAGTCGCCCGACCTGAGGGTTGGTCATTCGCTAATGGCGAGTATTACTCAACTTACGAAGAGGCTCTAAAGAGTTACAGGGCGAGGTTGTGAGGTTGTCGCTTACACGGCATAATGAATTATGGATAAGAAATTGCAGAAGAAACTGACCGAACTGTTAGAAATTGCCGATGAGTACGGCGTAACAGTAGAAGACCTACTCAAAGAAAAAGAACTTGGAGCGAAGGTGGACAGACCGTTCACGCTTGCTATCAGGTTCACACGACTCCAAGACATGGTGGACTTTGTGAACAACACTCGCACAGACAACAACCGTTGTGTTTGGAAAGCAGACTCGCTTGACAAAGAGTTCGCAGGCAATGCCGGGGCCAACTCTTATGTCCTTCGTGACAACATTTGTTCCAAGGGTGATGACATGAGAATCACTAATCCTGATGGCTCGCTTGTCGGAGAAAAGAAAACCAAGTCACAATTCCGAGAATGCCCACGATGCACTCACTTCATTCCGAACGATGACACGCCTGGTGCGTACCCCGGGGCTGTCTCACGCTTGGACGACTCAACCGAAATCTGTTCCGACTGTGGAGTTGAGGAAGCCTTGCTCCAATACCAAGGGATACTCACCGACTGGAGAAAGTAGTCGGGCGAGGTTGTTTCTTTATTCCTTACAAGGCATAATGAAGGTATGAACAACACAGTAATCGCACAAGGCGAAATCACAAACAATTGCTCCTGCCTCACCTATGAGGAAGACGGAGAAACAAAGTCGGTAGATACCGAGTACGGCTCAACTTGCTACGGCGACTGCTGGGAATACGCCGTTGAGGACTTCGCAATGGTCACGGAAGAACTTCGCAACTCTAACGAAACCGACTGGTGGAAAGTATCTAACTTACGCCTATGGGACGGAGAGAGTAGTGGATACTTTTACGCCAAGACGGTTGCCGACCTCATTGAGGGAATGACAGTCCGTAGCGACTGGCGCATGACCTACGAAGTACACGCCGACAGAATTGAGTATTCTCTCTCGCACCATGACGCAATGGGTAGCGCAACGACCTTGACAGCCGTGTCGGAAGAACGGCGTGAAGAATTGGGGTTGTACTAATGAAGGTCAAGACACTCTTAGAGATGCTCAGCCGATACAGCCCCGAGGATGAACTGTGTGTGTTGTATTGGGACAAAGAGCAGTTTGACTACCGTGACGACGAACACGAAGTTCTCACCACAGAAGTGTGGGCAGAAATAAGCAAAGAGTTTGACGAATGGGAAGACGCGGGGCATCAGGTCTCGGAGTGGATTGCTGACGCAGTTATAGAAAAAGTAGAACTAAAATCTTGACGATAGGTTGTGTTCTTATGTCTTACACGGCATAATAGATGTATGAGCAACATAGCAAAATCCACCACAGAAAAAATAATCACCGACACACCAATGACACTCGCACAGGCAGTCCTGTACGGAGTCGCCATAAATGGTGGAACGGTAGAAATCGGGCGCAACCGAGATGTTTACGAACTATTGGAAACTTGCGAGTTCCCCGAAAACCACACCATTATCGGTCTCGCCGTACACACAACTGGTTGGGCTGCGCCAACTAACGAAAACGGAGAAGTAGAGGGGCGACCTTCCGAACACCCCGAACGCCAGCGTTGTGCGCTTGTCGTTTGCCGTACAGCACAAGAGTTCTGTTCTGCCGTCAAGTTAGAAAGCCGTGACGAAGTGGAATACGAAGAAGAAGAAGCACAGGGTTCTCTGTGGGAAGCACTTGGTGACTGTCTTGCGAGGCTCGGGGCTTAGTCCCCACCTCGCACAACTAGGCTCGCAATGATACCCGAGTAAGAATGTCGTAGTCGGCATCGCCTAGCAAGTCGCCCCTCCTCGCAAGAGGGCGAAGGCCCCGTTTCTCGGCTCAAAAACTTTTATTGTTAGTGAGGTTGTGGGAATGGTTCTTACACGGCAAAATGTACGCCCTTCGTCGCCACCCAGACAAAAACAAAAATCTCAGTTTTTTGGTTGTCAAGTTGTGTTGATACGACTTACAAGGCATAATGTATTTATGACAACAGCACTTATTATCAAAGCAGACGGAAGCACGCCCACTATCCGTGAAATCCCACAGGGCGAAACCTTTTCAACAATCAAAGAAGTTGTCGCCTCACCAAGAGGTGACTGGTTTGACTGCGTGCGTGGCGAGAAGTTTCACGGCTATGTAAATGACACAGGTCTTATTGACGGACTTCCATTCAACCCAATCTGTTCCATTATCTTTGGTCAGGTAATCTGTGGTGATGTAATCCTGTTCGGCTCTTTCTCTCCAACAGATGAGTATGACGGAAACGAATACGACATTCCCGAATGGGTAGCACAGTCTGTGCGCCAGCAATACTTTCTTTGGAAAGAGAACGCTGATGAAGCAATGAGAACGAGTAGCCTCTAATGGGTTGGTACATTTATTGTTTCGCTTTGGGTTGGCTTATCGCCAAGTCGGACTGGTCAGGAATGTTCTCAAAGGAAGTTCCGATGGACTGTACTCACGCATGGTCTAGAAGTAACCATTGTTATGTGTGTGGAGAAGAACGATGAGACTCTTCCACCACCGTAACGGTTTCAGTAAGCGCAAGCAAGCCGGGGCCGGCGACGGCTATGGGAGAATAGTCTCTCTTTCTCGGGTTACAGGCGAGCAAATGCTGTCTAAGAAAGAGGTTGTGCTTTCTGCCCTTACAAGGCATAATGTACTTATGACCGACTTTTCAACATTCACCAACTCAGAAATCATTGACATCATTGACGAACACTACTTTTCTCTTGCCACAACTGGCGAAGAGGCTGTGTTGAACCTAACTGACGAAATGGAAAACGGCTCATGGGAACAACACAACATTCCTTCCGAGCGCATGACAACCATTCTCGCCGAGTTCACGGAAAAGATGAAGCCCTACTGGAAAACGCCAGCAATGGAAGCAGGAGCGCGTGCTTGATTACGCACTCTCTCGCACAGGCTTTCTAGTCTGTACTTGTCGCAACACCTCGCAAGGTGACGGGTTTGTCCCCTGCGACCCGTACGGGGCTCCAGTAGACCCCGAAGTAGACGGGTGGAGTGGTGTTACATTTATGTGTCTCCAATGTGGAGAGATGGGCGAGGTACGCCAATGACTGTTATCTGCGACAACTGTGGGGGCGAAGCCCCGAGGGTTTGGAACGATGTTTCATTGCCAATAGCAGGAATGACTTTTGACAAAGACTCGCTTGGTTATTACGCAGGTTTTTTTGACTGTTATCCACCTGAACAAAATTGGCTTACTATTTGCCACGACTGTTCTGTCACTTTCATGACGACGATGTCGGGGCTCGCCAGCAAACTCCTGCCGTCTAGGGGTGGACACCCGAACGAGAACTTTGAGAGTGGAGCACCTTGCTGTGCGTGGGCGTGGAAGTGGGACGAAGAAGTCCCGTGTTCAGGCTGTGGGGGAGCAACTGTTTATCTTGGAACGCACGAACTCACATGGGAAGTGCGACCCTGCCCGTGTCAAAAAGTAAATAATACAATTACTTAGGTTGTTTTCTTGTCGCTTACAAGGCACAATGAATGTATGAGTAACTACATGGCATCAACACAACACAATTACATGACATCAACAGAGGCATACGCCGAAGCGCAGAAAATCATAGACGAGAACCCCACAGGCATTGTGGTGGCAATTCTCGCTGGATACATCTTGCGAGAGGACAAGCACGAGAAAGACCGTCCTGAGGGGTGGGTTTATGCGTGACATTCTTCCGAGCGTTCTCGCTCACCTCAAAGAAATGAAGGGCAAGCGTGTCCGTCTTGTTAGTTCAAGCGACCCTTACACGAAACTAAATCCCGGGGCAGAAGGCACAGTCTTGTCGGTAGACGACTTGGGTACTGTCCATGTCAAGTGGGACTGTGGTTCCTCGCTTGGACTAATTTACCGAGAAGATTATTGGGAAGAGGTTGTTGCCTAGTTTCTTACAAGGCATAATGAACACATGGGACTTGACCAATATCTAACAGCAAAAACACTCGTAGTCGGGGGCGAACACGCACCCGAAGGTAGCCGTACCACCTACGATAAAATCATTACGGCAGTCGGCTCACCAGCCGTGAGAGAGAAAACTCTGCCAACAGCAACCGTTTCAGTATCGGTTGGCTACTGGCGCAAAGAGAACGCAATCCACAAGTGGTTCGTAGACAATGTTCAGGAAGGTGAAGATAACTGCGCTGAATACTTTGTCAGTCGTGAAGGTCTTACAGAACTAAAAGAACTCTGTGAAAAAGTCATTGCCGACCACAGCCTTGCTGATGAGTTACTACCGACAGGGAGTGGGTTCTTCTTTGGCTCAACGGATTATGATGACTGGTACTTCACGGGGCTACAGGAAACCGTGGAAATCGTGAACACCTGCCTATCGCCACAGTACGAGAACTGGGAGTTCACTTACCAATCGTCTTGGTAAGGGCTTTCCACCACCGTTATCGTTTCAGGTAACACAAGGTCGGCGTAGGGGCCCCGGCTTGCGAGTTTTTTGTTCATTTTTCCTTCTCGCAGGTCGGGGCTTCTGCCCCATAGTTATCCACAGGAAAGTTGTGGAAAACTATTTGTTGTAGAAAGGTTGTGTATCTATGCCTTACAAGGCACAATGGTGGTATGACAGTTACAGCAACACTCACCCACGACACGACCACAGAAGGTCTTGACTTTATCACCTACGCAAACGGCGAAACAGCAATGGCGAGCGCCACAAGCATTTGCTCTTGCCCCAAGCACAGCGAAGCAATCGCCTACTGGAACTACTGTGTCGCAGACAAGATGCTTGTCGTGCGCTACAAGAGTTCCAGTCGTTTCTACTGGTACGAGGAAGTGCCGTACACGGTAATCTTTGGATTACTCACGGCTGACAGTCTCGGTGCGTACATCGCAAAGGAAATCAAGCCGAACTACGGAACAATGAAAGTAGGGGGTAAGTAATGGGGCTTATCTCTAACCTCGTCGCCTACAAGGTGGGCAAGCGTTCGGGTAGGAGCCCCGAGACGACGGAACACTCAGGACTTGGTGGTTCAGGCTGTGCCTACTATGACGACTGTGTGTCGCAAGGTGGCTGTATCAACAGGGACTGCTACTTCCCTGATTATGAGGAAAAAGAATGATAGACAAACTGACAGGAAAACCATACGAAACAGAACACGCAAGGTATGTGCGTCTTTACGAACTGACCGGGGCTCAGGCGTCGGGCGTAATGCTGTGTGATAACGAGGACGAGAGAGCCGAAGCGTGCTTTCGCTGTGTAGACATAAACGCACGCAGGCGATAGCCCCGGCATCGCGCGCGTGCGTTGGTTATTGGGTGCGCCTGTGGAAAAATCTGTGGATAACTAATGTTGTGTTTTTTACTCTTATACGGCATACTGGGGGGGAGGAGGTAAATATGGAATATGTAACAGACGATACAATCTGCAAGTGCGGTTGGACTTATGCGCAATGGTACGACAGGGCAGGAGAAATGCTGTGCCTTGAAGACGAGAACGGTGACTTCCCCCCGCACGAATGGGAGGAATAGAGCCCCCCACGCTCCCCAAAGTCCTCGGACACGACAGGCTAGGGGAGACAGGGGCTAGGGCTCCGACATACACATTCTTGTACCCCGCAGCCCCGTGTTTGTGTTTACGACAATGTGTGGGTACTGTGTAGAACATGCTTAGTAATAGTGAATTCATTGACCGTCTGCTTGAAATGCGAGAGGCGGGGCCTTTAGGCGAGTTGTTAGACGACTGCTTGAGTCGTCTCATTGAACTACAAATACTGTGCTCGGACATGCACCTCTCCCTACATGTCGCCATAGATTGTGTAGAAGACAAGTCCCGACTAGATGGTTTGAACATGATTGAGTTATGTGTTCAAGCCGGGGCTGAGGGCAGGAAGCCGATGAGCATCGGTGAGAGAGACTTAGTGTTTGAGGATTGCGAGCCATTCGTAACTCCATTTTTGCCCGAAAACTTTATTGACTAACAAGTTGGATTATTGTTGCTTATACGGCATAATGAGGTATGAGCAATTATCCATCCCGTCTATCTTGCCTTCGCTTTGCGTTGGCTTCCGTCCTTGTGCGCTACGCCTTCCGTATGTGCCCCCTCATCTTCGCTTCTCGCTTCATTGAGGAGACAGAGGAAATCAGTCAGTACAAAGGCGAACTGTGGGCTGAGACCTACGACATCGTCCGTGACGACTGGAGTTTCAGCAACTGAGACTTTCTCAGAACCGACAGTCCCGGTCATTAGTATTCAAAGACGAACAAAGGAGAACAGAATGGAATCATTTTTAGTTTACGCATCAGCAGTATTTATATTCGTTGTGGTTGCCTACACAATCAAACACTTCTAGACTCGGGGCTACATGGCACGATTTATTTGCGAGATTTGTATGCACGAAGTAGACCCAAAGCAGAACAGCGTGTTACACCTTGTTACTGGTTGGGTGAAGGGCGCAACAAACAACATCAAGAAGTTGGACACCAACCACTATCGGTATGTTCACGAGATTTGTCAGCCCCGAGAAGAAGACCAACAACTTCCCCTGTTCTGACAGCCGTGAATAAATAATGTAGAACAAGGTTGTTGTTTCTACCCTTAGACGGCATAATGAAGTATGAATAACAACATCACACTCAACAAGAACGAGTTGCGTGTCGGTGGTCGTAAAGTGGCAACTGTGTCTAACTTCTCGGCTCTCCGTGACGCACTCTTTGCCAACCTAACTCGCCACGAAGCCGTGTATTTAGCAGTCGCACTTCTCGGCGAAGCACGAACTTCGGACATCTCCAACATACTGGACATGGACAAGGCGAACACCACAAAGCGACTAGAAGCACTAGCAGGTGACGGCAGACTAAAAGTCGTGGAGAAGGCAAACAAGAAAACGGGACCAGGTCGCCCATCACGGGTCTGGGCTGTCAAGGACTAGTCCTTTCCACCACCGTAATAGGTTCAGTAACACAGAGGTCGGGGTGAGAGCCCCGGCCTCCTGTTTATTCCCGTCGGCGCAAGAAACCGAGTCGGGGCTGCAGGCGTCGCTAATCAAGTTACCTTGACACACCCCTGTTAGGTATGCCTAATGTTTCCCGTGAAACATAGAGGGTTTCGTAAAAAAATGTAGTCGGCAGGTTGTGTCCCTACCCCTTACAAGGCACAATGGATGTATGAACAACCATAACCCCAAACCCAACCCAGAACACCTTCTCCTCATCGCGTACAAGGCGGCTGAACTGGAAGAACTGCTGAAGAAACTCGGCACGATGCCTTCCTACTCCAACCCAACTCCTGCCGACCTGCCCGACCTGCCGTGGTCAAACACGACACTAGCGAACCTAGCCAGCGACCTCGCCACGGTCACGAGAATCATTGAGGACGAGATAGAGCAAGAGAACTGGGGAATCACCGACGACATGGTGGACGACCTTCTAGAAAGGGTCGGGTGAGAGGTTGTGAACCTGTCCCTTACACGGCATAATGGTGTTATGAACAACAACGACATCTACGAAAACTGGGACACACCCGACACCTGCTACTGCCAAGACAACTACGAAGGCGAGTGCCGAGTGTGCTTGAAAGAAGGGGACGATGACTGACGACCTACTTCACGGAGACTGGGACACCGACGAGGACGAAGCCCCGGATACTGAACACAACCCAAAATGTACTTGCGATGACTGTAACCCAATCGACGAGACGGGGCCACTTCCTGAGTACGACATCACCCATCCTCTGTATCACGCACCCAACAAATGCTTTGATGCCAACTGCGACTACGAGCAGTGCCAACCCGACGACGGGGCTCACGGAGAAGAATACCCAGGCGAGCGTATCTGGTGGAGAACGGCACCTACCTTTGAGGCTGTGCTTGAGCAGTTGGAAGAAATCCGAAATAAAACAAAGTAAGGGTTGGATTATTGTCGCTTATACGGCATAATGAATACATGAGTGCTATGAAAAGAATTGACGAGATACTTGATGAGATGTTCCGACCTCTCTGCAAGACCTGTCACAAAATCCCAAAGAACAAACAGGGAGCCTATTGCTTCTACTGTGAGATGACAGAGGACTTCTGTCAATGCGATGTGAGCGACCTTTGCGACTGTTAGGTACCATGTGTTAGCCTGTTCCGTAAGAGAGGTAACTTATGAGTAACAAGTTCAGCAAACTGTCGGGGCTGTATGACTGGCGTGTAAAGCCAACCAGTAGAACCAACGCACCGAAGAAGCAAAAGCGTAAGAAGAAGTAATGCCGTCCTCTTGGGGAAAAAGCCCCGAAAATCCTAAAGGGCATGACAACGACTACTTTGACAGACAGTATGTGAAGTACTTTGATGGTCTTGGTTACGACTTTGCTATGGAGCGACAAGCAGGCAAATGGGTCGTCACGGTTACTGACCCCCTTCAAGATGTGGAACTCGTCAGGACGGAGCCCCGAGATTCACTGAGCGACGCACTCATTGAGTCCTATGCGAAGTCAAAGTCTTTACTGTGGACAGCCTTTCCGCCACCGTACTAGTTTCAGGTAAGAAGACAACGCCGGGGCCGTGGCCCCACACATAGTTTCTGACTTTCTGTGTCCACAACCTGTGGATAAATCTGTGGATAACTTTCTTGGAATAAATGTTGTCATTCCTACCCTTACAAGGCATAATGAAGTATGAAAATAAAACCCGAACACGACTCCTGCTACTGCACCTCAAACCAAAAAGGTTGGGACGGTGAAGGCGAGGATAACCGTTGCCTCTACTGCTATCAGAACTATGACAAAGACGGGAACTACCTACAATGAGTTTCTTAGGGCTACTACTTCTCATCTGCTTCCTTGCTTACGCCATTGAGGGTGGAACAAGATAAGCCCTTGGGCGCAGCCCCGTGGTAGCGTCAAGGCATGGGATACGAACCACGCTACGACTTTCACGCCGACCTCGCCTACGGAGAACAAGGTGAGAACAATGCTAAGGAACTGTTTGGAGCCGGGGCTGTTGAGGTCAAGTCAGACAGATATCGTAACGGCAAGATGGTGGTTGAGACAGAGCAGAAACCAGCAGGCAAAGACTGGCAGTTGTCAGGGATAAATGTGACTACAGCCGACTGGTGGGTTTATCGGTTGGCCCCGGATTCCTTCTTCATTGTCAGCGTTGCACGGCTAAAGAGATACCTTCGGGCAAACCAGCCAATGAACAAGATTAGCCTTGCATTTGATGGGGATAACCCAGCCCGGGGCTTCCTGCTGAGCGCAGACCAAGTTCGCTCAATGATGTGTGACAAGCAGTACGACTGAAGTAGAACCCACAAAAAAGTTCCCAAATGAGGTTGTCGTATTGTCTCTTACAGGGCATAATAAAGTATGACCTACCACATATTCACAGCACTCTACGGAATCGCCTCGGCAATAATGATTCTTTGGCGCAGATAGTTGCAGTAGCCCAATAATCAGGCTAATGTAAGAAGTACCTCAACAACCCCCCTCAAGAGGCGCAAGAACCCCCATTCGTATTTACGGTGGGGGTTCTTGTATTATTGGGTATGAGCGAAAACGAAGACGGGGCTAAGCCCGACGAAGAAAAAAAGAAAAAGCAGAAGCCAAGATTCTTGCAACGCAAACCTCGCAGATGTTGTGGTAAGCCCTCATAAGCGATACACTCACCTAATGGCAGGAAAAGACGCACACAACTTTGACCCAACTGAGGTCATGAACAAAAAACCAAACTTTGAGGAATGGATGCGAGTCGGCTACGAGGCTGGTTTCATCGGAGCCCCGGTTTGCTACACACACGATGGTTTGCCAACAACCGAAATAGAAGATGAAGAGTTCGGTGAGGGCGACCCATGTATTCACATCCTTCGTCTCTACTACGACGAAAACGAAAAACGGGACGTAGAGCAGAACCACTCACCCTCGCAGTGGCGAGCCAGCAATAGAGGCTTGTAACAGGTTGTTTTTTTATTGCTTACAAGGCATAATGTAGATATGACAACGAAAATCCAATGCGAAGAATGTGGTGAAATACCCATTACAGGTGATTGTCCACATGGGTGCGATGAGCGCCAACCGAAAGCGTGGCGTAACGGCAGATACATTTACTGCCTGAGCCACAGCAACTTTCAGGTGTACGACAGCCAAACCATTTACAAGGGCGACCCCCTTGTGTGGAGAGGACGTAGGTGTGACTGGTGCAAGAAGGAAATCAAATGAAAGACTGGACATGGGAAGACATGGAAGCCTTTGACGACTTCATGGACTCTTGGGCTAACGCATACTTGTGTGACCAAGACGCAGAGAAAGAGGGTGAACAACAATGATTACTTTTTTACTTTCGCTTTTTAGCACGGGACTGCCGAAGACGCAGAAATCCGAGTACGCACACTGGGGTGCAGAATGAACTACTACTCATTCAAACTCTGTGCTCAACAAGAGTGGGCAGAGGCCCCGGGTCTCAGGCTCGGACAGGTTTACTTCAACTTGCTTGCTGAACTACGACCTGACCTCGCTAACGAACTGCGTGGTTCCCCACATGACCCTTACTTCAGGAACGAAATACCACAGGCAACAGAAGACATTGTGTTGAAAGACTGGGACGACAGCACTGAGTTCCCCCTCGGCGACGAGCCCGGGGCTTCCAGATAATCAAAACTTTACGGGTTGTCGTTTTATTTCTTAGACGGCATACTGAAGGTAGTTAGTAATTTTACTAATAGTGGTAAACCAAAGACTGAGTTTTTTGTTCTTCGGCGATTGGGAAGACTACAAGGAAAACCCTCAACGAACCTTTCATCGTTGGGGGTTTTCTTTTCCCTTTTTTCTGTGCGTGCGCCAGCCCCGTCGTGAGGCGTCTAGATTTTCATTCCTGTTTCCTTTCCGCCACCGTAATAGGTTCGGGAAGCGCTGTACGACGCGGGGCTGCGGCCGGCCCGGGCTTTCTTCGTGTACCTGTGGATAAACCTGTGGACAAATTTGTGGATAACTAATGTTGTTATTTCTACCCTTACAAGGCATAATGGATACATGGAGGTAACAGTGATTGATTGTGAGGAAACTTGCAAGTGTGGCATAACATACCAAACTTGGCTCGTCTACGACATGGAGTGCGTTGACGACAAAATACACGTCTGGGAGGAATAAACCCACCCAAACAACAGACAGCGAGAGCCCACCTGACCCCTCCTCAGGTGGGCTCTTTGCTGTACCCACTCAACTCTGAACTCAAAACGCTGGGCTACAATAACGAGCGTGAAAACACTCAGCCTTGATGATGACCACCTAGTTCTGCAGTCTCCTTACGACCCCAAAGAGGTCGCAGAGGTCAAGGCAATAAAGGGTGCGAAGTGGGACAAGGTTGCACGTGTGTGGCGAGCCCCGATGTCCTCAATAAACGAGGTGAGAGAGTTCGCAGAGACTAATGGGTTTGAAATAGAACCCGAAGTCCTGCTCTTCACACTCCCCTCTCGGAAGAATGAAATACGGGGCATCAGGTGCGACGAGAAGTGGCTGTTTTTACATTTCTCATACGACAGAGTGATGATTCAGTCAGTCAAACAAATTCCTGGAATTACATGGGATAAAAAAACGATGGCATGGCGAGCCCCGAAAACCAGTATTGCCGAGGCAGTCAAGTGGGCAGACACCTTCAAGCAAGAAGTTCCAGACGAAGTTCGTGAGATGTTGAAGGAGATAGACACATCGCTGTCGGAACTTAGAGAAGCATCACGACTTACTGACGCTGACATTGATGTGGCGGGACTCCCGCTTCTTCCATACCAACGAGCAGGGGTTGCTTACGCAAGTAATGCACGGCGAACTTTTATCGCAGACGAGATGGGCTTGGGAAAAACCTTGCAAGCGATTGCAACATTAGAACATGCAGGTAATGATGCGTACCCAGCCGTCGTCGTGTGCCCCGCAACTCTGGTTCTGAACTGGAAAGCAGAATACAATAGGTGGCTTCCACACATCAGGGTTGCAGTCGTAAAAGACCGTAAAGAGTTTCCTTCTGATTACGATGTAGTTGTTATTGGTTATTCTAACATCAAACATTGGGAAAAGCAACTTCTTGACCATAAATCTTTTGTCTTTGACGAGAGCCACTATTGCAAGTCACCTCAAGCACAGCGAACAAAGAGCGCAGTGAAGATTGCACGTTCGGCCCCGAAATCCGGAATAATCCTGTGTTTGACGGGAACGCCAGTAACTAACAGACCAGCCGAGTACGCAAGCCAACTAAACATTCTTGGAAAGTTAGATAAGTTCGGAGGCGAGTGGGGTTTCTACCGACGTTACTGCGGGGCCTTCAAAGACAAATGGGGCCAATGGCATCTTGATGGACACAGCAATCTTGATGAACTGAATGACACACTTCGCTCAACTTGTTACATTCGGCGTACAAAAGAGCAAGTTCTATCCGACCTACCACCTGTTGTCCACGACCCCGTGCTAGTCGACGGGACTGCAGCCGGTATGAAGGAATATAGAAAAGCCGAAACTGACATCGTTGAGTACCTCGTGCAACGAGCGAAAGAGATAGCAAAAGAACTTGGACTAAACCCCAACTCTGCAGCGGTCGTAGCAAAAATAAAAGCAGAGTCAAATCAGCACTTGGTTCGCCTCTCTGTTCTGCGGCGTTTGTCAGCGAAAGCAAAAATGCCAGCAATCAAAGAGTGGGTGGAGTCCCGCGTCGCAGAGGGACGCAAAGTCGTAATCGCCGCACACCACAGAGATGTAGTGGATGAACTCGCCCTTGCGTTCGGGAACTTACGCATACAAGGTGGCATGGACATCAACGAGATAGAAGCGCAGAAGCACAAGTTTATGACATTGCCATGTGAAGAAGCCCCAGTCATTGTTCTCTCAATCCAAGCGGCGAAAACGGGGCACAACCTTCAGGTCGCACAGGATGTCTTGTTCGTGGAGTTACCTTGGACGCCCGCTGATATTGACCAAACCTATAGTCGCTGTCATAGATTGGGGCAGAAGTCTTCCGTCACGGCGACTTACTTGTTATGCGATGGAACGATAGACGAGGACATTTACTCACTCATTGAGCGTAAGAGGAATGTCGTCAATCAGGCTGTTGATGGAAGCCCCGCCGAAGACGCTGAGGGGGCAAGCCAGTTGATACTCCGTCTGCTCGGTGTCGGACAGGAAACATCAGAGTGAGGTTGTGGTCTTGACCCTTACACGGCATACTGAACTATGAGCGAAAAGAAGGAAATCATCCGTGTAGCACTGAACCAAAAGGGGATAGTGATTACTGACGGAATACCAGAACACATTGTGACACTGCTCCGTGTCGGTGGATACAAAATCAAAGAGCGAAAGAAATTCAAGAAACGCAGACTCAAAGTGCGAAAGGCGTTCAACAAATGGACGTAAGTATCAACATTGACCCTTGGCTCGTGGTCGTCCTGCTCTCTGCTTTTATCGCATTGCGTGTGTGGCACCCCATCACCGAGTATGCGGGGCGTCGGAAGAAGAAAACTAGACCGTAGTTCAGGCGCTTTCCGCCACCGTACTACTTTCGGGTAACACTTTGGATGGGGCTGAGCCCCGCCGTTATTATTTTCTTTGAGTTTTGAGTTCTGTGAGTGAACTTTTCTCACTACTTTTCATACTTGTGACTTTGGTCACATAGGTTGTTGTCTAAACCACTACAAGGCATAATGAAGTATGAACATATTCCAAGAAATAGCAATAGCCTCATGGCTCCTACTGAAGATAGCCTTCTTCTCCCTCACAGTAATCGGCGCAAAAGTCGTATGGGACAAGTACGGACACCACGCCAAGAGCCTCTCTCAACTGTCTGAAAGACGCATAAACGGCGTGTACAAGGGCAACGAGTTGGATGACGAGTTAGACGCCGAAGACATTTGGGTCTAAGCCCGTCACAAGCCCCCCAGCGGAGTTGTGGCCCCGGCGTTCAGGTGCTACGCTTTCTGTGTAAATCTAATTAGAAAGTTTAGTCGCATGGCACACGCATTAGAAATTGACGCAATGGGCAGAGCACGAATGGCTTACGCTGACAGGGAAGTCCCTTGGCACAGACTTGGACAGCCAATGGCTGGGCTACAGACCGCAGAAGCGATGCTCGCAGCGGCTCAGGCTGACTTTGATGTGGCTCTCACAAAGGTCATCGCAGTAGACGACAACCTCAACCCCCTCCGAAACCCCGACGGAAGCCCCGTTTTCATTTCCGATAGCCGAGCAACAGTTCGCCTAAATCCAGACGGAACCATTGACGGTTTATCAACTGTTGGAACACGATTTGTTATCCAGCAAAACAAGGACTGCTTGGACAGGGCTTTGGACATTGTCGGGGCCTCCAAGGGCGACGCAATCGTGGATACCTGTGGTGTTTTGAACGAAGGTCGTGAGTTCTTCGCCTGCCTTGACCTCGGACCACTTTTCATTGACCCAACTGGCGTGAACGACAAGATTCAGCGTTACCTGCTTGTTCGCAACGGACATGACGGCAAGACAGCAATTACCTACGCAAACACATCAATCCGAGCCGTCTGCAAGAATACGGTGATGGCGGGACTGAAGAGCGCAAACTCCGTGTTCACAGCACGACACACCCGTAATGCAGACAGTGCAATTGAGGATGCGGCACAAGTCATCGCAATGTCAGGAACTTGGGCTACTAGTTTCCTTTCAATGGCTGAGACAATGCTTCGCATCCCAGTCCCGGCTGGCTCAGTAAAGTTGGACAAAGTTATTACCGAAGTTTTCCCTCACAGGAAAGACGAGACAGAGCGTCAAAAGAAAAATGTTGATGACATTCACCTGCTTGTACGAGGACTTTATGTAAACGACAAGAACGCTGGTGGGTACGGATTCAATGGTTGGTCTGTCTATAACGCAATCGGTGAATACCTAGACCATTATCGGGACGCCAAGCCAGACGAGCGAGCAATTGCGTCAATGGATTACAACTCTTGGGTTACTCGTAAAAAGGCTGAGACCCAATCACTTGTTCTTTCACTGGCTTGACACACCCTCCTGTCACAATAGTAGAAGTGGTACATTGGGGGTCACAATGGAAGACAACGAAGACCAAGAACCATCTGAGATAATGGCTGAGTTCTTGACTCAGTTCATGGCATCAGGGACGGCTGACATTCTTTATCGCAAGAACTACTGCGACATGGTCACACAGAAGGTGTACAACGAGTTCGGTTACGACGGAATCGCCGAGTTGATGGTGGCAATGGACAAAAGGGCAGACTGGATTTCCGACATTCTCTTTGAAGCCCCGGACTTGGAGAATGTTGCTTTCAAGGAGTACGGAGTCTTTGATGAAAAAATCGCACAAAAAGCGAGACAAACAGAGGCGTTCAAACAGTTCAACGAGAAGTTGTGGCGTCTACGCAAGAAGTACACAAAAGCAATAGTCGCAGAAATTATTGAGTGGGACGACAACACAGATGACAATCCGCCTTCCTAAATACGCCCCTGGCTGGGTTATGCCGTTTGACGGGACTCCAGGAGAACGTGCGACAAACATCTTGAGTCATGCATGGGAACAAGAAAAGAACACGATGGACGAGACGACTTGGCTTGCTGTGTTCAAGACACCACGACCCGAGTTTCTCTCTAGGTGCTCTAGATGCAACGCAGTGGGAAACATGACCGAGACTGCTGAATGGCCGTGCGGGAAGCCCCGCCTCGCCGAAACTTACATTTACTAGTAGGTCTTTTGAATTGGCGAACCGTAGCGTTCGTCATGGTTTTTTACAACGATTTTTGTAATCTCCATGCACGAGGGGCAACGAGGTGAGCGACCTTCCATAAAGTGCGAAGGAACTTCACCACAGGAACAGGTGAGATGAATCTCAATCCCGTAGTTATTGATTAGTTCTTTGCGGGGCATTACTTACTACCGCTCGTTGCTTTCCAATGACCAATCCCGCCATTGTCAAAAAGATACTTGGCTACCTTCAGGTTGCACTTTGAATTGAGTAGAACATTGAGATTAGTCCCCCCACACACTTGTCTGGTCACTGTTCTCCATGACGAATTGATTTGCAACAATCCGTAATCTCTCGTTCCATTTGAGTTCGGCTTAGAAACAACTTTTTCTTGACAACGGGACTCTCGCCACATGATGTACGAAAACTTCTTTACTGGAATAAGTCCTTGCGCTTTTAGTTTTGCTTCCCACTGAGGGCAACTTTTTACTTGCGTACTGCTGATGCTTTGAGAGGAAACCTTGCCCGAAGCAGCCTTGTATCCTGGTCTGGTTTTCTTCCATTCAGCCATTCCTGCTTCGGTGTATCTATCTCGCAACGGTTTACGTGTTTCCCAATTAACACAGCCCCGGCCCCAGTTCTTCATACTTCTCCAACCAACTGCAGGTCGGAAGAACGGCTTGTTGTTTTCTTTATCGTCAAGAGTTCTAAATATGTTTTTAGTTTGAAAACCAAAGAAGGAAGCACGGTTGGCGATGATTATCTGCTCGTGCTTTGTTGCTTTAGATGGACGAGAAGCGAATTGCTTCCCCCCGTAATTGACCCAAACTGATTGCGCCATTCCTAGTCCACCAGAAAAATGACCACCGTCATTCCATTTGTGGTTGGTCTCGCACCAAGAAACTGCTTCCCAAAACCTAATAGAACCAGCCTTTTTTGACTTTAGTTGCGTTACTAACTCTGGGTGCATGCCAGCGTATTTCGACGCTTTTACTTCTGGAGTCGCGGGACTTGTCGGTATTGAAGTAGTCGGAGGGGAATCCGTAGCCTCGGCTTTCGTCGTTAGTCCAATGAAGGACACAATAGATATGGAAATAGCCAAAAGGCGTACGGGGTGTTTCAAGGGTTTCTCCTGTGCTCGGCGGATAGGGCAACAAGCAGATAACAAGCGCTTGCCTATGTCGTCGTCAGTGATAACTGAGTAATACCATTTTACCCCCTAAGGGGCGGGTTGTCTACCTAAAGGAAACCCTTACCCAGCAAGGGTTTTACGAGTTCGTCTTCTGTAGCCCTTGCGTATCAAGGGTTTGCGGAGGACTCTTCAGCCAATAATTTTCTGATGTATTTTTCAGGGTCTTGAATGGTGAATTGCGCACTGAAACTGACCCCATCTTCTGATGGCCCCGGCTCAAAGCCCATTGAATCAACGATATGGGTGGCAACATCCTCGTAATCCTCAAGCAATTCAGCCTCCTGTGCTTCCGTGAGCGACCCGAAGTCAATCTGCGCCATCTCTAACAGCATCCGTGCCATGTGTCCAATAGCCATTAGGCGTACTTCAAATTTATCTTGCATGTTTGCATTATGCCATGTAAGCCTGTAGTCTGCAACCTGTCGGATTCAAAAAGAAACACGGAGACATAATCATGGCAATTACGCCGACAACATTAGTAGGGAACCTAACCAGTGACCCTGAATTGAAATTCACAACGGGTGGTAAGGCACAACTTACTTTCTCGGTAGCAGTGAATGACAACTACGTCAATCAAGCAGGCGAGAAGGTCGAAAAGACTGCATACTTCAACATCGTTGCATGGGGTTATGTAGCAGAGAACTCAGCGAATGTCCTTGAAAAGGGCATGGGAGTGATTGTGGTCGGGACTCTTGACCAGCGTTCATGGGAAGACAAAGAGGGTGCAAAGCGCTCAACCGTTGAAGTGAAGGCAATGGACATCGGTATTCGTACTGGTGCTCTTGAATCAGTAGAACGCCGTAAGGCACAGCAAGGTGGAGACTCAGCGAAGTCAGGACCAAAGCGCACGAAAGAAACAGTTCCAGCAGACGAACCGTTTTAGTTAACAAGCACTTGCAAGTGCTAACTAATGAAGCCCCACTTGGATTACCAGGTGGGGTTTTGTTATTGTATGACTTATGACGACAGAACATCGCAAAGCCCCGCGTCGTGACGTACTTGAAATTAGACGCATAGGTAACTGGGGTCATGTCCAATACATGCACATACTTTCTTGTGGTCACATGGAAACACGACCGAGGGCATCTGCCTCACCCAAACTTGCGTGTGTTGCATGTTTGAGAATTGACTCACGTGTTATTGAAATGAAATCAGTCGCATCGCCAGCAAGAATCTCTGATGTAACAGATGATGAAATGGCAACAGCAGAAACAGAAATTTATTTAGCACAAGCAACTATCGCATCAAAATTTGGTGTACCAATTGATTCAGTAGATGTTGTAACTGTCGATGACGGTGGTAATCTTCGTGTGCGATACGCAACGGTATTCCTCACAGAAAAAGATGTGAGAAGAATTGCAAGCAACAAGGAGCGCTAATGGAACAAGGTATTTTTTCGCCAGAGAACGGGGCTTGCAAGGGTGGAGATACCGAATGGTGGTTCCCTCTACAAAAAACTGGTAAACGGGAAGAAGTTGCAGAACTTAGAAAAAATACTTTGATGGCAAAAGCGATTTGTAAAACATGTGTTTGTCGACAGGAGTGTCTTGAATACTCACTTGAGTGGGAGCCTTGGGGTATTTGGGGAGGTTTGGATGAGCAAGAACGCGCGCAACTTCGCTGGTCCCGAAAATTGAATCTGGGGCGTGAGGGGCGTATTGTTTTCAAAGGAGTCGGATTGCGTGATGCAAACGGTGGAGACTTTCTTATGGAGCAAGCGGCTAAACGATGACGCATCTGCATACTGACGAGTTTCTCTCTCGGCTCAATGGAGTAAGGGATACACCTAACGGTTGGGAAGCACGCTGTCCATGCAGGAACGATGACGACAATCCATCTCTTTCTATTTCAGAAGACGCAAAGACAGGAAACATTCTTGTCACGTGCCATCGGGGCTCCCCGTGCAGCACAAAAGAAATATGTGAATCTGCTGGCGTAACACTCGCCGCTTTGTTCCCCCCACAAAAACGTACAAATAACACTAAAGCAAAACTTGACTTGGTCAAGACATACGACTATATTGATGAGAGCGGTGAGTTACTGTTCCAAAAACTTCGTTACATAGACGCTGATGGCAAGAAAACATTTCGTCAACGCAAGCCTGATGGTCAAGGTGGATGGGTTTATGCGCTAGGCGATACACCAAAGATTCTTTACAACCTTCCAGCAGTGAAGCAAGGAGTAGCAGGTGGCTATCCAATCTGGGTTGTTGAGGGAGAGAAAGACGCCGACACTCTCATTGAAATAGGAATCATCGCAACAACAATGCCGGGCGGGGCTGGTAAGTGGCTTGACATTCATACAGAAGCACTTGCAGGAGCCGAAGTAGAAATCATTGCAGACAATGACGAGCCAGGAATCGCTCACGCAAAACTCGTGCTGTCAGAGTTGACAAAGGCTGGTTGCGTAGCGAACATTTGGGTCGCACCAAAAGGCAAAGATGTAACTGAGTACCTTGCAATGGGTGGTTCACTTGATGACTTCCTTGCACTAGAGATGGATAAACCAACCCCATCGCCGGCAGTAGAACCCGTGGCGGTCCCGCCAACGAGCGACGCCTTCTCTCAAGCGAGAACAAAGTTAGAGGCTTTACTTGTTAGAACAGACCTCACGCCACAGCAAGTTCTTGTCAAGGCACAGGACATTGCCCTCCTCGCTTCTAGGGACAAGCCAGTTGACTTCGGTCGCTTGGTTGATTGGGATTCATTCATCAACGAAAGTACCGATGACTCATACGACTGGGTAATTGAAGACATTCTTGAGCGTGGCGAACGAGTAATCGTTGTTGCAGCCGAAGGTGTTGGTAAAACAATGCTTGCACGACAAGTAGCAATCCTCTCGGGTTGTGGCATCAACCCGTTTACTTATCAAAAGATGAAACAAATCAGAACACTGACTGTTGACTTGGAAAACCCAGAGCGCATCATTCGTCGTACAGCATCATCAATCCTCAATACGGCATTGGACAGGGGATACACAACTAAACCCACTGCTCAACTGCTGGTGAAGCCATCGGGACTGGACCTCATGAAAGCAGAGGACAGAATGATATTAGAGACGGCTATTGAGGAAGCAAAACCAGAACTCCTCGTCATGGGGCCTCTGTATAAAGCATTTATTGACCCAGGTGGTCGCACATCCGAGTCTGTTGCAGTAGAAGTCGCCCGTTACTTAGACCATGTTCGTGACGTTTACAAGTGCGCACTGTGGTTAGAGCATCACGCTCCATTGGGAGAGAGTATGACTAACAGGCAGATGCGTCCGTTTGGCTCCGCTGTGTGGTCCCGTTGGCCCGAGTTCGGTATTGCCCTCACTCCAGACCTCACAGGCGGTGGACCTCACGTCTATGATGTGCGCCATTTCCGAGGTGCTCGTGATGAACGCCCATTCCCAACTAAAATGAGGAGAGGCAAATTGTTTCCGTTTGAAGTGATGGAGTTTGCTAAGGTGAATAGATGAGCAAACAAAATAAGGTCATGACGAGAGAGTTCCTCGCAGAGAGAGACCTTCGTGTGTTCAAAATGCGACAGGCTGGTGTATCCACCCATGAAATCGCAAGAAGATTCGAGATGTCCACAAGCGGCGTCAATCAGGCTGTAAGACGCCAATTAGAGAAGATGAACAAAGAAGCCCTCCTCGCCTATCCAGAGGTCTTACGGATGGAACTGGAGCGTCTGGACAACCTTCAGTCGGCAATCTGGCCCATGACTCAGCATCGTAAGGTAAAGATGGATGACGGAACGGAAGTTGCGGTGGAGCCTGACATGAAGGCAGTCCAACAGGTTCTATCAATCATTGACAGACGAACAAAACTACTTGGAATGGAAATGAGTAGTGGCGGCACCAACGTCAACATAGATATCAGAAGCAGTGAGACGACAATCAATGCAACCCTTGCCGGTGCAGCGCAGAGTCCCGCCGCTATCGACGCCTTTGACCCTGAAACCGAAGCAAGAAAACTGCTAGAAATCATGGGTTCTTCTGGCGTACTCCCATCTGCTACTGTCATGGGGATACTACAGCAGGCAAAAAGTGACGACATTATGGATGCGGAAGTAATCGATGAGCAGTGATGACCAAAACAACATGGAAGCGGCTCTCGCAAGAGAAGTTGCTACTGGTACGTCTATCTCCGCAGAGTTGTCACCAGAGACTGGCCCTGCCGACAAGACAGTCCTCGTGCGTCTCACCGAGGCTGATAGAGAGCGCTGGAAGCAGGCTTCAGAGACTGTCGGTAAGACAATGTCTCAGATGATTCGTGATTCTGTCAACAAGTTTGTTGGAGACACTTTGGATTGTCCACACCCAATCAATATGCGTCGCTACTACCCGTGGTCGGAGTTCTGTTTACAATGCGGGACGAGACTTCGTTAGAGACGGGACCCAAGAAGGTCTCGCTAAAGGTTGCCTCTTATCGGTATGCGGCTTGTAAAAAATGCCCATACATGAAGAAGTGGAAAAAGACCTGCAAGTTGTGCGGATGCTTCCTACTCACCAAGGTTGAGTACGAGATGGAATCCTGCCCGATAGGTAGATGGTAGAATTCATCACCCCTAGGAGGTGAACATGACCATCATTATTTGCTTTTTACTAACATTGTCGATAGTATTAAACCTGTACTTAGTAAAGACAGTAAAGCAACACGAAGTTTTACTAGAGAAACATGCTAATCAGATTTTCACCCTCACCCTGATAGCAAAGGTGCTTGGTAAATCAAAGAAGAAGTCAGGCTCTAACTCTTTCTAGCGTTTCTTCCCGCGTTCTTAGCCTTCTCTGTATTTCCAACGAATTGATTGCCCTGATTACTTCCTTGGACTTTCTTTCTATTCGTCGCTGACCTCTGAGCAGGCGTAAGACGAGACCAAGCACTAGCAGGGAGATACCTCCGAGTGCCACCTTTACGAATCGCTGGTTTGCCATCTGATGTGGTCCATTTCTCTCTGGTCCACTTTTTGAGCGAACGCTGTATCTTTCTGGGCTTACCCGTGTAGCCCCCACCTGCTTTTCGGTACTCAAGAGCGAGCAACTGTGCTTTTCTGGCGGACCACTGCCCCGGGTTTCCGCCTTTGTCACCAGCCATAATTCTGTTCTTGATGCGCTCACGAAGTTCGGGCTTGGTGTAGCCGCCTTCTTTGAAGTCAATATCAGGCGCGTTTGATAGGAAGTCTTTTGTAGTTGTGTCTACCCATGCCAGCACCTTGCCCTTGACTGTGTCTCTATTGACAATGCCTGCTTCTATGAGTAGTTCTTGGAAGTGGCCCTCGTCTTTAAGTGGACCAGCGTCAACAGCACTGTATCCAAATCGGTTTACAAACTGGGAAGGAGTAAAGTAGTCCTGTTCTAACCACTTTTCCCAATAGTTCTGAAGATTTTCGTCCCTATGGTAGACAGTGTACTCACCCTCTGTGTCATTGTTTTCTGTTTCATAGATAAAAAGAGTTGACGGGGCACTGGAGTCAACGGAGTTGGGACCAATAAGAAAATAATACTTTGATGACATTATTTGTATCCAAATCTTAAATATTTAAACAAGTCCAAAAAGTCCTCATCTGACATTGACGCTACTTCATCTAGTCTTGAAAAAACCGGCTTAAGCCTATTGTCGTATTCTTCATATAGTTTTTCAAGGTATTCCATATCAGGCCATTCACCTTCTTCGTGAAGCGAAATCAGTTTGTCGACCGCTTCATTCATTGCCTTTACGATATCTGTTTTCTTTTGTTCTATGTCGGCTCTGTAGTCAGCAAGAATGCCGGGCATGATTGCTATCAATTCTGCTCGCGTCATATCATCAAGAATCTTCTCGTACTCAATAGCGTTCCATCCTATCTGTGAAGAAACTGCCCCTCTCAAATCAAACTGATTCAACCTTCTAGCCATGATGGCTCCGTGGTCTATGGGGACGATAACCCTTGTTCCGTCACTCTGAATAGATGTTAAAAAGTTATTTGGATTTCTGTCTCTATTTCCAAGTATTGCATCAAGAAGGAGCATTCTTATTGCTGATTCTTTTCGTACAGCCATAGGCGCATAGTCGTCAGCGTCACGTACTCTCCCGTGTCTATTTTGAACAAAATCCACTAGCATCGATGCTCCGCCATTTTTGTCCCCAGCACCACGAGGACTTCTCTTGACTATTCTTGTTGCCCCGGGCTCAAAGCCAAGCGCTTGAAGTACTGCTTGACCAACAACCTCGTTTATTATTCCTTCTGGAGCGTCAGCAGCGCTGGAGTCGGTAATTGGAATTGGTGATGTCCATTCTCCATACCTATCGTCTTCTGGTGCCATAAATGAGGCCTCAAACTTTATGCCGAATAAAGCCTTTGTTGTTCTATCCCTAAGACGCATCATCCCAGTTGCGCCTCCTCCGCCACCTACCCACTCAAATCTTCCGCCTGGTTTTGAGAATCTCCATCCGCTTCTGCGTTCTCCAGGAACATCTTCTGCATTGTTGAGGATGGCTGAATTCAAATGCACATCTGGAACTTCAGATAAGTTGCCACCGTCAGCAACAAATTCTGTTGAAGCATCAGGTGAGTCAAGAATCATCTTTTTGCCTGTTCGTGGGTTTATAACCTCTACGCCTTCTGGCACGTACACCTGGATAGTCCGACCTTTATCGTCAGCAGTAAACATGTCTGCTTCTGGTGCATTGTCTTTAACTTCAATATTATGCGTACCCTGTTTGAAGTCCACTGCCCTTGAGGCAAACCCTGCTGGTTTAGAAGTTTTCTTGTTTGGGGAAAGGTGTACGGCATCAGCAATTGCTATCTCGTCACGTACTTCTGGTTTCACACGGTCAATAGAACGTCTGCTTTGTGATGCAAATCCACTAGGACGGGACTCAAGTGGTGAACCGTCCTCCTTGAGTGCTGGAGTCTTATCTATTTCGGATTCTAAAAGGTCTATAAGTTCAAAAAGGTCACCTTCATAGTCTGTAATCAGTTGCATAAGTTCGCCAGTTGGACTCATTTTGATGTCATGATTTGCAGCGTTTAGCGCATCTTCAAGCACGTTGCTCTGTTCTCTTGTAGCAAGACCGATAGGACCCGCCAGGTAGTCAGCCATTATCTTCCCTAGCAACTTTTGAATCTCTCCTTTTGTGAGCAATTCTTGCAGTTCTGGTTGTCTAAATAATGAAAGTACTGCAAGAGCATTTGCGTATTCACCGTGTCTATCAAACCCTCGTCCAATTGCAACATGACCTACTGCTTCGTGCAGTGCATCAAATGCTTCAATAAGGCTGTTGCCTATAGCACTTTCTCCGTCAAATAGAGAACCAATATAGAGTGAAGCCCATGATTCGTTTCCAGACAAAACCATTAATTCGTCATCTAAATCCAATTCTCCAGGATTGGGTCTTTCGCCGTACTCTTGTCTTTCTGTTGCATTTATTAGTGGTAGTAGTTTCTCAAACGCCCATTTATTAAATTTCTGATAACCAGTGTTCTCGTCAGTGCGTTGTTGGTTGCCTCTTCTGGCTAGTGGATTGTTTCCTTCTTTTAGCCTCTTTACAAACTCGTTAATGGTCGCATTGCTTGGAATCTCAATCTTTGACCAGTCTCTTCTATCTGTTAAAAGCCTAAAGAAAACTGGGTGTGGGTCAGCCATAATCATCGGAACATCGTCTGCGCTGATTACTATGCGTATTGAGTCAAGAAGTCGGGACTTGTGCTCATCAACACCTTTAGCCATCTTGTACTTTCTGAAAGTGCCATTTGATATTGATTCAAGAGTGCGCTGGAATGCTTCTTTCGCTATTCTTGCAGCCTTACCCGTGAGGCCCATTTTTTCAGCAATAACCTCACCAGTTTCTGAGCCAGAATCTCCGAGGTCCATGTCGACAATCCTGCGTGTATTTGAAGCACTAGCAAAACCTAATCTTTTTTTGGTTCTATCAAGAAGTGTTGTTCTAACGACATCGGTTTTAACTATTTCAGCCTTTTCTCCTTCGGTAGCGTCAGTCAACTTCTTGGCGTTTTCTGACTGAGCAACACGCCCATGGTCAAGTAAGGCAAGTACTTCTTTAATCTCGTCGTCGGTAGCCATGCCATTATTAAGCACCCTGTATACAGAAGTTTGCAATTCTATTCTTTCAGCATCCGTCATGTCTTCAGGAATCTCAGCAAAGTTTCTAAAAGAAAAACGGTTAAATTCTAATCCTGTCATCCAACGCAACTTCGTGCGTATTAAGTCGGATTCAGATATATTGTTTTCCTTTGCCCACCTATCCATCATTGACCACATTGCTAAAGCGTTTGCCCATTCACCGTGTCTGTCAAAACTGCGACCAGTTGCTATATGTCCCCAAAGGTCATGAGCGTTTAAGAAGTCTTCTTCACCGTAGTAGTCAAGTATTCCTCTTTGCAATAAACCACTAAGGGCGTTGAAGTACAAACCCATGCCGGTGTAGTGAATCATTCCACCTGGAACGTCAGGAAAATTGCTTCTTTCAAGCGTGCTGTCGTCTAAGACTGGGTATTTGTTGCCTATTTCTCTATATAGGTCCATCGCCCACTGACTGAAAGCAACAATATTAAGTTTTATGTGCTCTCTTGCTCTGTCTTCTTCTTCTAAAGTGAACCCCAGATTGTTGGGTCTTTCAAAAGTGGAGAACCCTGCTTGTCTTCCTAGTTTTAATAATAGGTCACTTACTGTTTTGATTTGTTCATCAGAAGGAGCGAGTACGGTTGACCAGTCTCTCTTGTCTGGAATTTCATCCATCAAGAACGGGTTGCCATCTATTGTTATATACGGAATACCGTCATCGACACGAATACGTATGGAATCAATAATTTTACGTTTTTGTTCTGGTGTTATTGAAGGATGGAACTGATAATCCTCAACGTTGTCAAAATTGGGAAGAAACTTAGCAAGTATTCTCTTCTCTTCTTCTGTTAATTCAAGTTCTTTTGCTACTTCTTCAACGGTTCTACCTCTTGGGTTAACAGCGTCTGTGCGAGAAGCAAAGCCAATTCTTTTTTGAACAGAATCAATAACTTTTATTTCTTCTGCGTTATTTAAACTAGCCAACCGTTCATCTGCCCGTGTTCTTGAGCGAGATACAGATGCTAAACTGCCCTTTGGATTTGCGACACGACTTTCGTTTACGCCACTCCATGGAGCGTGCTTTCTATCGGCAAGTCTTAGTAGCGCGTTCTTTTCCATCTCTGCAATGTCTTCAACATAGGGACCACTATTGTTTTTTTCTGGTCGAAGGTCTCGTTCTTTTGAACCAGAATCACTTAAATAGTTATTCATTTGTTCAAGTAAGTGATGAGGTCTATTAGCGTGAAGACCTCCGGGAACGATTCCTAAGTCTCTTGCAACAATTCTGACCGTATCGTCGAAACCTGCGGTACCCGTGTAGTGAGGTCCTCCAGTAACTGCAAAAGAATCAAACTCTTCTTCGACAACTCTTGCGGTGATTGCTTTTCTATCTTCACCCTTAGAGACTTTGATAACTTTTGATTTAGGGAGTTTTAATCCCTCGCCTGGCTTGGGAGTGAAGTATGTATCTACGCCGTAGAGATTGTCTAATGACTCAGTCCCGTTTGCTTCTAACACATCACCAAGCGTGGTCATAATTAGGTAGCCTTCACCATCGCCGTCGTTCCAGAACATATGCTCTTCAACCGAGTGATTCAACGTGAAATGCATTGTTTGTCTATCGACTGCTACATACTCGCTGGCGGGCTGAAGAATGACATTGCCGTCGGCGTCATACTCTGGTGGGAACTCGCTCCAACGAACTAGAACTAAGTTGTCTGGAGTAATCTTTGCATCATCAATTTCTTCTTTAGACGGAGCCGATACGTAACCATCTTTTTTCTTCTTTCTCGTATATGCAAGTCTCTCTTGCATATACTTAACATCCCAAGCGACTTGAGGGTCAGACATTCTTGAGTCAATCCTTTTGCTTTCCTCATCAAGCGCCTCTTGACGTCTTTGTTGTGCTATTTCACGACCTTTTTCGGCGTATTCTTTAAACTTTTTCTTTGATTCTTTATCACCTTTAGTAGCAGAATAAAGGAGAGCACTGATTTCTGTATCGTTTCTATTGTTGTAATCCGCGTCTTCGTAAGCAGCAAGGTTTGCGTAGAGCCAATCAAGAGCCATCTCTTGGCCTTCTTCACTGTCGCGGTCTAGTTCGGTAATCTCGTAGGGGTTAAGCGGAATGACTTTGATTCCAGTCGTATCAAGCCCGTGTCTTTCCTCAACACCAAACACAACCTTCTCGCCGTCAATGTCGTACACAACAGCCTGAACAATAGTTCTACTTGACTCAAATTGACCCCATTCAGCGTCACTGGCTTCGGTTGAGATGACGGTTGGGTTGAATGGTTCAGAGATTTTTGTATTGGTTCTAGACGAGGTTGAGGCAAATCCTGATGCTTTACTAAGATTTAGAGTTTCTTCTCTTGTTATTTCTGCCGTCATTGCTCTGCGCAGTCTCTTGCCGAGTTTCTGGTAGTGGTACACATCCCCGTCAGTAGCATCACGCGATGATGGGTCTCTCTTTATTCTGTCACCGATTAAATCCATGATTACATTCATTATGTTCATGCCGTCAGCGTGAGTTATCTCGCCATTGTTGAGTTTGTCAAGCATTTTGTCTACCCATACATCATCAAGAATTTCACGATTAGTACCGGGAATCATTCTGTCTGCGATGTATTCACGGTTCTCTTGGAGCATGCGTATGGCTGACTTAGTAACACGACGCTCTGGGGTGATTCTGCGACTAAACGCCATATTGGCGTCACTTACAGATGCAAATCCTGGCAATCCACGCTTATCCATTGAGGAAACAGGTATTGCTGATAGGAAATCCATCTGCTCTTCAAACTTCATTCTGTCTTCTCTTGACATGCCAAGAACAGGCAGTACTGGGTCGGTGTTGCCACCGAACATACTGCGAACAACATCGTTTGCGACTGCGTCAATCTCTTCAGTTATTTTCCCATATTCGGGGTTTTCTTCTCCAAGAATCGTGCGACGCTTATTGAGTTTCTCAAGTTTCTTAATGCCTCTGTCGGTAAGAACTTCATAACGGATAGACGACATGGCGTCATTGGGGTCAACATTAACCCACTCACCAGATGTTGTATCAAATATGTCGGTGTGTTCAATCTCTATTACTGGGATACCGTTTCGTTCATCTCTAGAAATAACTTTAAATTTGCCACCCGTAATGCTTTCAATCGGAACATCTCTCCACTCCCCGTTACGGTTTGTGTTTTCAAGAAGATTGCTCTCCATTACTTTTGCACCCATAGAGAGTTTGATAACGGCAGAACCATCGCCTCCTCCTCTGTTAGTTACCATGTCTGGATTGATGAAGTTGGGAGAGAAGGAAGATAAAGGCATGGAGATAGTGTCGCCGATTGATGCGCTAAGGATGTCTGAATCTTGTTCTACTGCATTAACGGCATGGTAGAGAGGCATAGATGAATAGGAGTCACCGTCTCTGATTTCGTCAAGTATGCGATTAGTCTTTGTCGCTGTTGACCTAATGGATGAAAGCATTCTCTCATCTAGTTCCGTCACAGGTCTTCCTGAACTAATAACGTTAATCTCAGCGTTGCCAGGCATGGTGAGAGGGTTTTTTCTGCTTTTCTGAACACCCATCATCATGCGTGACATCTGCTGAATACCGTAGTGAGACTCCGATGCCCACTCGGTGTATGCGCTTGAAAGGTCTGGCATGAAACTGTCACCAGGGATAGTGAATGTGTAATCACCAATCTCAAAGCGCGTATGACCACGCTCGTCTCGTGTTGACTTTACTACCCGTAGTGCTCTGTTATCAATGGTTGAGCGTGAAGAAACAACATTACCAAGCGTATTGGATGAGCGCTTTATCACGGTTGCGCGAGCGTGTTCTACCTTTTTTGTTCTAGATGCAAAGCCTCCACGTGTTTCCCAAGGAATGTTGGTTATGTTTGTATCAAACGGGTTGCCGTGTTCGCCCAGAACATACAACAGTGCTGCTCTCAGTTCTGGGGTGATGTATTCGTCTCTGTAATCAGAATCAGGTTGAGCCATTTGGATGTTTAGTTCAGCCCATGTCTCTTGTGGGTTCTTTTGTGCGTACTGACCAGCAAGTGTGGAAAAAGGAAGTGACGGGTCACCGAAGATGTCTGGGAAATCCTGCGCAAGACCTTGCCAAGTATCTTGGTTGATTCCCGGCTCGTACCCGTAGAACATCGCCATGTTCTGCATCTGGTCTGGGTCGTTAGGGTCAACACCAATCTGATGCGCAAATGCGTCTATTGGTACATTTGCTGCATTCGTGAGGGCACGTATTCTTTGGAACCCTCTATTCATGAGTTCCTGACCGTAGTCGTTCATTCTTTGAGTTATTTCTGCTACTTCTGGTGAACCTGGTCCGTAAACAGATTGTGTCTTACTTACAGCCATCTGCATAAAGTGAATGAGAAGACTTGCATCGCGAGGGGATTCCAATACGGGGATAATCGTTAGTGACCAAGGCGATAGGAATTCTTTTGCAAACTCAACACGGGCTTCTGCTTCGTCTCTCGAAAGGTCTGGGAAGAAGTATGCGTACCTATCATCTCTCTTGCCACCGAATTGATAAAGGTCATTTTTATCAAGAATAGTTCCCGGATTCATAATGCGACTCTTACGAGCGACTTCGTCTCTGATGTCTGGAATAATTGCAAGTCCTTGTTTTGGACCAAAGAGACTAGAGAACCACCCATGACTCCACTCGTGGATTATTGTACCCTCAAGGCTTGTGCCAAAGTTTGATACAAGAAGCCTTCCGTACTTGTCGTACGCTGGGAACGGGCGTTGTTCTCCGGGTGTTTTACCAACACCCATAAGCACACGGCGTGTTCTTCCAAATTTTGGTGGTGGAGACTTCTGTGGGTCCCAAATACCACGCCATTCACGGTGATGCATGTTCATAACCATGAATAGGCTTCCTACGCAGTAACCCATAATGCCTGGGTTGGCAACAGAACCACTATAAAGTGTTTCCATGAGTTCTTGTTCTGCCGTCAAGTTGTAGTTAGTATTTGTGAATGGGTATGTAATGGCTTCTGTTCTTGCGCCATTCATGGAAAGAATAGGTATCGGGGTACCGTTCTCTAAAGCGTCTCTGTACTTACGTACTGCGTTTCTGTCCGTGGGAATCATGGGCAAAGAACCGAATCTGCGCACCTGCCATAGGAACTGAGGAGATTCGTCTAACGCCTTCTCAATCCACTTCTCCATTTGAGAAATGCCTTCTGGTGAGAAGTCAAAGATGTCGGTATCCAGCATTTTGGATAGGATTGAGCGCATGGCAGCCATTGTTATTGCGTCTGGATTTCTATTACCAGCAAGTAGATTCATAAGCATCAAGTTCACGGCATCTTCTCTTGTGCGTGGGACAATCGCTTGCGCTATCTCTCTAGGTGTTGCGTCTTTCAGCCAGTTAGACCCGTCAAGGGGTGACGGACTGCTTCCATCAAGTGCTGCTGCGAGGTCGCGTGTACCATCTTCGTTTCTCTTGATTTTTAGTGAGGCAAAACCCTTAGGTCTTTCCATCGCCTGAGTCATGTCTACTTCTGTTGTTGCTTCCTCGCGAGTTGGGAAGGTCACATGCTTCTTTATGTCATTTACCAAGGCAGGGCTGACACGAGCCATCTGTTCAGCGTCACCACTAACCCATGCTGCGTATCCCTCAGCAAATGTTTCTGCTGGGTTTTGCTGTCCGTACTCACTCAATACATGAGGTGGACCATTCTCCCAATCAAGCGCCCCACTGCTGTTTATGGCGTCTCTGATTTCCTCAACTTGTAGCCACCGTTTATCAGCAGCGTCGTAGTTGTATCCAGGGTTTTCTTTACGAAACTTCTTCCACTTTCTTTTCATACGCCACCCGTTGCCCTCGCCCCAACTCATGCGCCAATACCACATTGCTAAGTAACGAGTTTCCCTATCAGGGTGAAGGTTTGAGGACAAGTAGTTTACAAAGTGACCAAACTCGTGGAATAAAACGCTTTCTGGTTTCCAGTTTCCGTTTGACTCTAGATACCACTCTGTGCCAGCAAGTTTTCTACCTTTTCCTGCGCGCGCATCGTCAGGGTTTTCTAGAGGTGTTGGGTCTAGGGATAGTTTGTTCATTGTGATAAACAATGCCCCAGTGCTACCGTTAAAGATTGCGCCAGGAACTATTTCACCCTTAGTTACGAATAGTGGTGGCATACCAAAGTCTCTTACATGGCTTAGGAACTCAGGGCTGTTGTTCAGTGCCTCTGAAACCATGTTCCGTAGACCCATAAGGGCTTCCTCGGAGAAGTCAAATACTTCCTCTGGTTTTACTTCCCCCTTGTAACGACGAGCCTTTCTAAGGACTCTGTTGTAGTTGCCTGCCATTTTCTTATCAATGTGAAACTTTAGACGCTTTAGTTCTAGGTTTACTTTTTCTGACGGAGTCATTCCCTCTGTATCAACATCAAAGTAGCCAGGTCCTGATAAGTCAAACATCCACTGCGACCATGCTTCTAGTTCTTCGCGTGCTTTCTCTGGTGTGGATGGAACAACAGCATCAACAATGTCCTCTATTGACTTATCGTCAAACCACCTAGTGCCAGGGAGTGTTACAGAAGCGAATCCTTTGTCGGTGGTTTTTCTACCCGTGAGGGTTTGGAGGATTTCTGTATTTCTATTATCAGTCCTTGGTTCTAAGATGCTTTCGGCAAATAGTTCAGCAACCATTTCTGAAGGTGAAGTTAGGGCGTACTTAGAGGGTGGCACTATTCCATTAGGTTTGACATAATCCTCTATGTTGTATTCATCATCTGGGTCTATGTCTGTATGACCACTAGTGAGAAGGGTAGCCAAGTCGTACCATTCTTCTGGTAAGTCGTAACGGTTTATGTTGTCTGGGTCGCTCAACCATTTCCACGGTGAGTTGTTTATGACATACAACATCTCTCTGACCTCTGGGTCAGGGTGGTTGTAGGAAGCATAGGAGAATAGGTAGTGACCGTATTCGTGTACGAATGTGCTCTCCATTGTTTTATCAGAAACAAAGTCTGGTAATAGGTCAGATAGTTTATCTATGTCGTCACCAAACAAACGAGACAACACGGAAGTATCCATACTGCCTTTGCCTCTCCTCTTGCCATCCGTGTATTGGTCTATTCCTTCTTTAGACAGGAACATGAGCATGTGTTGCGTCATTGCCCCTGATACCTCAGGCTTATTCTTTCGTGTCACTATTGGGGGTATGCCGAATCTATCTATCAGTTCTCTCATCTGAGGATTGTTATTGAGAGTATCTACTAATAGTTTGCGAGTATTGGCTACTGTCTCTGGTGATAAGTCCACGCCAAGCAACGATTGTCGTGTCTGTGAGAGAAGGTCGTCTACACTGGCATAGATTCTTGGTAGACCATGAGTGCTTGCGTGTATCGCTATGTATGACAGTAGGTCAGCAGGGTTATCAGGTACTACTACCTCTGCTATCTCCTCGTTAGTCTTACCTGCTGTCCAGTTCTGATAGTCATCTCCCCATCTACCCGTGGCACTTGCGAGCCCCCTTGTCAATGAGGCGATGTTAGACAATACGGCTGGTCTCTCAAAGGGTGTGCTGTCCTGTACGACGCCGTCACCGTCACCGTCGTATGCGTTAGGGTCATACACTGCTTGTCCTCGTGCTATCTGACCAAGGTTAGAACCTAATGCCTTGACCTCTATGCCTTCCGATGAATGCGCTTGTAAGCGTCGCTTTGCGCGCGATGATTCGTCAGGGTAGATGTCATAAGAGAAGGGCATAGAATCATTGTAGAACACGACACAGTGGTGGCGCGCAGAGACTGACGATTTCATTGGTGTGATTGACGATGCGAGGTTTTGTATCGTCATGGTCATGCGATGTATGACTATGTATGTTCGTTGCTATGTGCGTACTACGAAGGGCACTATGCGAACAGTCTGATGGGGTGTCTCATAGGTAGTCTCATGAGGCGTTCAGGGCTGTCTCATGGCATGCCGAGAGCATGCTATGTGTCCATACCCAATGTCATACCCAATGCCGTACCCAGAGACCATAACCATAGGGGGGTAGGTATCACCTATGCCTCATAGGGTATGCCTATTGACCAGAGGGGGGGTGTGCCTGTGGATAAAGGGGGGGGGTGTAAGGCATGCCTACTAGTTTGTCTCCAGCCCCCTCAGCCCCGAGACTTTTTCCGAGGCGTCGCAGGCGTGGGGGGAGCAGTGCGGCAGTGAATGACTTTCCCCAATCTCTGGGAAGATTTATCTAAGAATCCCCTACAAAGCGGTTAAGTGGTTCTTGTGCAACAACCTCGTGCGAGTTGGGTCGTAGTGTGCAGGTTCTGCGAGGTCCCAAGCGCTGTCATAGTCAAGCCAGCCCCATATGTCTACTTGTCGGAACTCAGGAGGCTCAGGGCGTGCTGCGAATAGGACCAAGCCTTTGCCGAGTTGATGCTGGCGTACGGCTGTTGTTTCTCCTGTACGAACGCGCCTCACCTCTATGTTGCTCCCTACATCTGGAACATCCCTGTATCTGGCGTGTTCTGACTTATGCCATACATGGCCGGACCAGTAACGATTTGTTGCTTTCGCGACCGCCAATTCGCAAATCGCTGATGCAACTTGTGCGGTTCGGTCGTCTTCCATTAGTTCTTTTTTGTAGTGGGGGGCATCGTTTTTGTCCCAGTTGGCGGCAAATCTCGCTATTCCGACGTTACAAGCGTGCACATATTCCCAGGGTTCTAACGTAATAAGCATGACGGCATGCTACCCCTATAAATATAAATATACGCTGTGTTGTTGCAGATAGATTTATCTAATGCTATGGTATTTAGCATGAATATTAGAACTTTTGTAGTAGCAGACACGCACTGGGGGCATGAAAGCGTTTGTCAATTTTCTACTAAACACGGCGACAAGTTGCGCCCTTGGGATAGTGCCGACGAGATGGACGAGATGATGATTCAGTTGTGGAACGAAACTGTTCGTCCCAAAGATAAGGTCATCCATCTTGGGGATGTTGCAATGCGTAAAGAACATGTAAAAACAATGTCAAAACTTCATGGTAGGAAACTTCTTGTTAAGGGAAACCACGACTGTTTTGATTTGGCTACTTATGCACCGCATTTTTATGACATCGCAGGCGCTTTGTCTATTGACCGCTTTATCCTGACACATATTCCTGTTTCTTCACATCAGAAGTACCGTTATAAGGGAAACATTCATGGTCATCTGCATTCTGAATCGCTAAATGACCCTTGGTATCAGTGTGTTAGTGTTGAGCAGACAGATTTTAAACCAGTTCTTTTCGAGGAGGTGAAGGCGCGTTATAGCGCTTTGTAATGGACAAGATAACATTTAAATTTTGGCTAGATAGGTCCGGCGAACTAGAAGAAGACCGCAATAAGTGGAAAGCGATTGCTAAGCGACTCGCCAATCCACTTCATGACCCCAATTGTGAATACGCAGTTCAGTGCTCTTATTGTGATGCCTTAAAGGAAGTTGAGAAACTTAGATGAACGAAGAACATTCCTTTAAGCAGAAACCCAGAGATGTGGCAACTCAGCAATACTTGATTGCCTACATTAGGGAACTTGAAGACAAGATTCGCGATTTACAAAAGCGCATTCATGAGGCTGCTCACAAACTTGAGTCATCACAGAATGAAAGAGAATACTGGCAGAATATTAGTGCGAGACAGCAATAATGGGAATCATTAGTATTGTTTCGGACCTTGAGTTCTTTTTTAAGTTATGGATATACGGAACCCTTGCTTTCCACTACATAAATAAAAAATTGCTTTTGACTATTTCAGTTTGATTTAACCAAAGCAGGAGAAAAAGTGCTTCATGTAGATTTACTAGATAACGGGTTTGTCCGTTTAGATGGCTATATGGCTGACGATATGTCTGTCGTAAATTCGGCCAGGGTTAGTTTTGCGCAGAACGAAGATGACAAGACCGAACTCACAAATGCTGACAAAGGTCTTATCAACTTTTTGATGCGTGAGCGTCACGGAACCCCTTTTGAGCACAATTCTTTCCGGTTTCATGTGAAGTGTCCTGTTTTTGTCGCCAGAGAGTGGTTTCGTCATCGGATTGGCTCGTTTAACGAGTTTTCTGCTCGCTACTCAGAGGTTCCTAACGAGTTTTTTGTTCCTGAATTAAGCGTTATTAGAACGCAAACAGGAAAACCGGGGGCTTACATGTTTGAGCAGGTTGATATGGAAGTGGCGATGCGTTCAAAGAACTCTATCCATGAGGCTTATAAGGCTGCCTACAAGTCGTACATGGAAATGATTAACGACGGCGTAGCCAAAGAACTGGCTCGTGTTGTTCTTCCAGTCGGGATGTATACACAGTTTTATTGGACGGTTAACGCCCGCTCAATTATGAATTTCTGCTCTCTTCGGAGCGCCGAAACAGCACAAATGGAAATTCGTGATTACTCTGTCGCTGTTGAACAAATGTTCAGTAGTGTTATGCCTGTAACCGCCAAAGCATGGCTAGAAAATAACAGGGTTGCCCCTTAGGGCTTAACTTCCCCTTGTCGTGGGTCTATTCGGGCGCTACCACCAGGGTATATATTTCGCAACTTTTCACCGTCTGATGTGGTAACTGCTCCGCCGTGAATAACTTTGCCAGGACTAAATCCGTAACAAGCGTTTACAACATCACATACGCCAAACATCATGACTGAAATTCTCTTGCGTCTCCAGTTTGGAGCAGTGGTGATTTGCTGAATCATTGGGTCCCCGGCACGCCAATTAATCATGCCCGCCCACGTAGACATGTACTCCTTCTCAAGAACTTGAGAGGCTTCTGAGCCCTCTATTACGGTCCCCCACGGGTATCTATCGTCCGCATAGCCGAGCAATATAAAGTGTGCTGGCTGAAGGTGTCTCCCATCAAGAAGCACAAACCACATTTTGACCATTTCGTCTTCTGGTCCGAAAACCTCTTCACGGTAGTACTTAACTACTAAATGGCCTTCAGCGTCAACTTCTCCACGCCCCCACTCTGTCGGGTCATCGCTTGGTAGTTCCTCGCCGATGGTGTACCACTTTTTGGGGTGTGCATCCATTCCGGAAGAAAGCCAGCGGATGTCAAAGAAACGGTCGCTGAGTTTTTTACCAGTATCTAAAGCGTATGTTGAAGGGAATTTTGCCATACGGCAAGACTATCAATTAGTCATTCCACCAAGTCACCCAAGGGGCCTTAGAGTCTTCTTTTTCTACGGTCTCAGAAACGCCAGTGTATGCAACATGAATCGTTACGGTTGCGTCGCCTTCATAGTCTGTCCAGTCGCCATCGTCACTGTATACAAACATGGTGAGAATTTCATCTGGGTTAAGGATTGCCATGTTCGTCTTGTATTTGTTGGCAGCAAACTCGCCACTGCTCCAGCCATTGTTTCCCCAGTATGGGTTATGGGCGTCGTCTAATCCTGGTGCATAACCAGTTGATGAGCGGAATGATGCCGAGTTGTCGTAGTAATTGTTGATGTATTGCGTTGTTGCATCTTTAAACATGCCAGCAGGCGCATCTTCTGGAAGACCGAGCCAAATAGTTGGCTTAAACTCGTCACTGCCATAAACAACGTCTGTTTGGTCTTCTGGGGCGTCATAACCAAAGAACGGTGCCCAGTCTGTCGGCGTATCAACGGCAGAAAGAACCGTACGAGGAGACTTTGATTTTTGTGCTGAAAGTATCAATGTTCTTCCAGCGTCTTCAAACAAGTCACCATCAAAGGTTCCTTCAAGCATTCTTCTATCTGCAGTGAACCAGATACCCTCAATTTGAACCTTGAAGGGGAAGGACACATTGATAAAAGAGTTATTGAGGTCTCCAACCATGTACTCGTAAGTAACGATTGATGGTGCGTTGATTCCAGACATTTTTTCTCCATATGCGATTGAGGCGTACAGGGTAATTGTACCAGAACCCACAATTGCATAAATAGACAATTGGGAATATGATAACCCACAAAAAGAAGGGTAAAAATGTCAAAATACGAGTTCGGTTCTACTGGAATTCAAATCAAGGGCAAAGACTCTTATCATGTTGTAAAGGTTCATGAAAAAGACGAATGGCTTTTATTGCGCAAACGAGATGACAACTACTATCAAGCAGCATCTTTCGCTTCGCCAGATGAAGCACGTTCTTTTGTCAATGCTTGTGATTTGACCCTAGACAAACTAAAGTGACCACATTGCGTCGGTGGCCAAATGGATAAGGCAACAGACTTCTAATCTGTAGACTGTAGGTTCGAATCCTACCCGACGCGCAAATTAGGAAACTAGTTCCATCCCAAGTGGCAGAACTTTCATGCTCCTCGCAACACCCTGGGAGACAAGAATGAGTTCTTGTTCTTCCATTCTAAAGAGAACTTTGTAGGCAGTAGACGTAGAGAAAACTCCTATCGCTGGCATGAGGTCTCTAATGCTCGGCGCGTAACCGTTTTCTTGTGAAAATTTTATAATAAAATTAACCACCGCAGTCCTGCGCTCTAAATAAACTCGTGATTCTGCTTCAGACCGAGTTTCACCTGGAAGTCTGTTTAACTTTGTTTTTTTCATCGTTAATTACCTTTCTCCTTAATTTTTGCTTATCAATTTTTCGTTGATAACGTATTTGTTCAACAATCTCCATCATGTAGACAGCGATGTGGTACTCGGGTCCCCAAATAAATGAAGGGTGCAGGCCGATTTTGCTAGCAATATGTTCGGCATCCTGAAGGGTTAATCCGTTTTTGCTCCATCCGTACATGCGTTTTTTGTGCACTCCTACAAGATTTTCAAGTTCGGTCAATCCTGTATCTGGATACATCTTCCATATAGCGTCAAAGGACAAAAGGGGTATAGGTAGTTCTCTATTGTCTGTCATACGGACTTCAATTCAACGCCATACAGTTTTCTGAACTGACTTTTGATTGCCTTAATTGATTTAGGTGTGCCGTGGGTCATATAAACGCGCCCACCGATTGAGGCTGGTGGGTACAGTTTGTAGACGCCTCTTTTTGTCTGCTCAACACGGAAGCCGATTGACTCAACTTCTTTAATTATGGCATTCATTTCCTTGATACCGTGATTTTTCATCGTCACCTCCTAGGGGACGATTGAAACATATCTAAGGTTTACGGGATAAACAACCCCGATGCGAACAAATTTTCGTAGAAAATCTACTTCTTAAGAAAAGCGAGGATTTTCTTGAACCAAGACTTATTGGATACTGAAGAAATGACTTCTGAAATCTCGGCTACTACCTCTGGGTCAATTGTGATTTCTGCGATGTCATCAATCTTGATTACATTCTCTTCAATATTCACTTTTGCTGGGCGTCCTGGCTTTTTTGCCGGAGCCTTCTTTGCAGCAGCCTTCTTTGCAGCAGGCTTCTTAGCCGCTGTTTTTTTTGCTGTTGTCTTTTTCTTGGCTTGGGCTTTTTTCTGTGTCATGTCCTGTCCTGTGTTATTGTAAATTGTGGTGTACCTACAAACTATAGCACCCTTCTACTAGTGTGTCTGTATGGACGGTTTTTACCCAGACGAATTTTCAAAAATAGCGTTAGCGCTCACTTCTGCACAAATGGCTAAAAAGATTTTTATTGAAGAATCAGGCATTGGTGAAGACCTTGCTTTTAATTTCATAGGCTGGAAAGACAGCCGTATAGTAACAATCTGTCAAATAAGCCAAAAGCATATGAAAGACCCTCCGGTAGAGAGGCTTCAAAGGTGCGCGTCAATGCTTAGGATGATTCGTGGTTTTTGGAATATAGATAGCATTACTATGGTTGCAGAAGGATACTGTTCTCCAGATATTGAAAAAACTCGCGGCTTAGACCTGTCTAAGGCTTTTCTTGATGACACAACAGGAGTCAGTGAATGTGTCACCGTAACTCATGCAGAAGGCGACGATGTAGGCGGCGCTGAATTGACCCTTGTTTCTACTTCATATAAATACAGACTTAACAGAAGAGCGGTATTTGAGCCAATAACTGTTTATCCAAACGGTGCAGTAAATGTATTAAGGGATAAAAGTTTTCCAGCACTTCTTTATAAAATCGTAAGTGAAGATTATGACCCTGAATACATGGACGAAGAAGACACTGCAGAAGCAATCAATAATCTTGGTTTTCACTTGCAAGTTTTCTATTAGTCCCCGGTCAGGGAATTGAACCCTGCTGCGGGTGCTTATAAGGCACCTTGCGTCAACCAGACGCATCACCGGGGGTGGTAATATTCTTTAATGATTGATGGCCCTCCAGAAAAAGAATTATTGTCTGGCAATATAACAATTCACCGAGCGACTCGTCAACCATGCCCTGTTTGTGGACATCCTACAGGTGACTGCGTTGGAGAGTTAGGACCACCAACAAGAATAGTTGGCTTAACTGGTGGCGTAATAGAATCTCTCAAAGACAAGCAGACAATTCTCGTAGAAGAAAATATTTACGAAGATAGACAGATTACTCCTTTTACAAAAACAAAAGTAATCCTGCACCACAAAGGTTCTTACATAACTCTTGAACAAGCAAAAAATTTGGGTATTGCTTAGACGTATATTTTTTAACGGCAGAGGTATCATGGGTATCTCTCAGCCGTCACTATAGAAAGTTGCAATACCGTGTCACCTATTTTTTCCTTCCGCCTAAACGAAGATTTTCTTGCTGGATATAGGTCAAAACAGGCACCTTTTGGTTATAGAGACGCTGGCGGAAACTCTGTAGGAGAAATTACTTTTCTTCGTACATATTCTCGTTTAAAAGAAGATGGAACAAAAGAAACATGGGTTGACGTTTGTGAACGCGTCATCAACGGAATGTATTCGCTACAGAAAGACCACTGCAAGACGAACCGTCTTCCTTGGAATGACGCAAAAGCACAGGCAAGCGCAAAAGAAGCGTTTGACCGTTTGTTTCAATTAAAGTGGACTCCACCAGGTCGTGGTTTGTGGGTAATGGGCACACCTCTTGTGAATGTTCACAAAAACTCTGCCGCTTTGCAGAACTGTGCATTTGTTTCAACTTCAGAAATGAATAAGAACAATCCAGCAAAGCCTTTTGGTTTTCTTATGGAAGCATCAATGCTTGGTGTTGGTGTTGGGTTTGACAACAAAGGCGCTGACAAAGATTTTACTATCTATGAACCAACAAAGCCTGTAGTTGTTGAGGTAATTGAAGATAGCCGTGAAGGATGGGTTGCTTCACTTATTTCTATTATTAACTCTTATTTAAAGCCAGAGCAGAGCCCTGTTGAGTTTGACTATTCACTTATTCGCCCTGCAGGAACGCCTATTAAAACATTTGGTGGCACTGCTGCTGGACATGCTTCTCTTGAGCGTCTTCATAAGCACATTCGTTCAATGTTTAAAGGTCGCAATGGTGAAAAGATAACCAAAGTAAACATTGCTGACATTGGAAACATGATTGGTGTTTGCGTTGTCTCTGGAAACGTACGTCGCTCTGCTGAACTTCTTATTGGCAGTCTTGATGATGAAGAGTTCTTGAACCTTAAGAACTCTGCAGTATTTCCTGAGCGCAACTCTTATGACCCAGACGCTCCAGGATGGGGATGGATGTCAAACAACTCTGTAGAAACATCTATTGGAAAAGACCTTTCTGGAATTGTTGAAGGAATCGCACTTAATGGAGAGCCAGGAGTTATTTGGCTTGACATGTCTCGCAAGTACGGTCGTCTTGCTGACCCTGCAAACAACAAAGACTGGCGTGTTGCTGGATATAACCCATGCGCAGAACAGTCTCTTGAGTCATATGAATGTTGCACTCTTGTTGAGACATATTTAAATCGTCACGATTCTCTTGATGACTACAAGCGCACATTAAAGTTTGCTTACCTTTATGCAAAAACGGTAACGCTCCTTCCTACACACTGGGAAGAAACAAACGCAATCATGCAACGCAACCGTCGTATTGGAACATCAATGTCAGGTGTTGCAAACTTTGCTGACAATGTAGGAATGCCTGTTCTTCGCGAATGGATGGATACTGGTTACAACACAGTAAAGGCATATGACGTTTCGTACTCTGAATGGCTTGGAATTCGTGAGTCAATCAAGATGACAACAGTTAAACCTTCTGGAACAGTTTCTATTCTTGCTGGTGAGTCTCCTGGGGTTCACTGGACACCAGGTGGGAAGTTCTTCAATCGCGCAATTCGTTTTGCCAACGATGACCCAATGCTTCCGCTTTTCAAGATGGCTAAATACCGTGTTGAACCAGCATCTGAATCACCGGATACAACATCTGTTGTGTTCTTCCCAATTAAGTCAGACGCTATTCGTTCGGAAAATGATGTAACAATTTTTGAAAAGATGTCACTAGCAGCAGCCGCTCAACGTTACTGGTCCGATAACTCGGTATCAGTTACAATTTCTTTTGATGCAGAAAAAGAAAAAGAACATGTGGGCACTGTACTCCATATGTATGACGGTCAACTTAAAACGGTTTCGTTTTTGCCGCAAGGCAACTTTACTTATCCGCAAATGCCGTATACGCAGATAACCGAGGAAGAGTACACAGAAGCCACCAAGGACCTTTTTCCCATTGATTTCTCTGGTGTTTATGCTGGAATGGCAGCCGATGCAATCGGAGAGTCTTATTGCACAACGGATTCCTGTGAAATTAAATTAATTAAGGACAATCAGGGGTAATTACGCACATGGGGGTACCCATGATGTATTATTTAGAGATAGCGCCGTAAGGCACAACAACTTCCCATAGGAGAAAAAATGTCAGCAATTATTGCCCCACAAACAATCACTCTCACCATTCCTGGAACGCTTAGCACTAGCAGCATCGTTTCAGCAGTGATGCCTTTCAAGGGTGTCATTGTTGACGCTTATGTCGCTGTTACCACTGCTCCAGTCGGTTCTGCTTTGACCGCAGACCTCAAGGTTGGTAATGATGTAGCAGCAGCGTTTTCAATCGCAGCCGCTGGAACATCTGACCAGGGAACATTGACCTCAGCAAATGTTGACTTTGCTAAGGGTGCAGTTGTGAGCCTCGATGTTTCAGCAGTTGGTTCAAGCACTGCAGGAGCAAACATGACAGTGACCTTCGTTGCTGCTGAGGTTTCAGAAGCAACTCACATCTCGGCTGAGGGCGTAAACGACTAATCAATTACTCAATTACTTTTCTAAGTAGTTGCAAAACCCCCGCTCCGTACAAATAGGGGCGGGGGTTTTGCTATCCCAAGGTAGCGGGAAACTTAGTCGTTTTCTTTTGTTGAGCCAGGCTTACGAGAGTCGTTATCCGACGTGGTTGGACCACCGACTACCCATGCATCACATGTGCGCTCTGAATGACATTTGAAGTCAAAGGCTTCGCAATAACCAATCTTTCCGGCGTCAATTACATCCCAAGCAGCACCAGATTCATTTCCCAGGCCGCCTTCAATGCAATTCAGGATTCTTGGCGAGCGAACGAATAAGATACAGTTACCGCATCTCTGTTTTTTTGCTGACTCTAGGCTTACATTCCACCTATCTTCCTTCTTCTTCCAGAAGTCAAGGTTTGGCTGCGAGGGATTAAGTGGACCATATCCAGCATCATCAATAGCCTTCTGTCTATTTTTGATGTTTACTTTTATGTCCTGTGTGGCAGGAGGGCATTTTTTTTCAGCCTTGGTATCGATTTCTACAAACCTAAATCCGACTATTTTTCCGGTGTATTCACCCCATGTAGACATCATTTACTCCTCTTCTTGGCGCTCTGATACCTATCCAGCATTCTGCGCCCTTTAGCGGCCAGCCTGGCAGCGTCTGAGGCATCCTGAGGGACTGGCTCACCCCATGCTGCTGCGGATAGTGCAAGGCGTGTTGGTTTTCCTTTTTCGTCCTTCATAGGACCTGAAGGATTTGTAAAAAACCTTGTCAGGAATGAACCTTTGCGACGTAGTTTTTCAGGAGTATCTGCTGCACCCATGACTCCTGGCTTGAGGTTTGCGCCTTCTGTTCTTTTGAAGTGCTTACGACCAGCGGCAGTTAGCCCACCTTTAGGGTCTTTTAGTTTTGCGCCCTTAGTATCAAGCCAGTTTTTTCTAGCATGAAACCTAGTCACTTGTTCGTTAATTGATTTCTTTTGTAAAGGTTCGCCGCTGTAAGAAACAGCCAGCCATTTAACTTGGGCTATGTTCCCTGCTGGTGTTGAGTCTTCAAAATGTCTTCTAATCCAAGATTCTCTTAGTTCAAGAATTTCAACTTCTTCTGGAGTCTCTGCAACCCCACCTTTTTCATAGATAGACATAAGAACTTCATTGACATAGTCACCCTTTGAGCCTCCGCCCATAGACCAAAGTTCTGGGTAGTTGCTCTTTAGTTGCTTTGCGTATTCAGGGTCAAAAAAAGGCCATTGACTATCCGAAAAAGAAATTATTGCGTCATCCATTAGATTTACCCATAAGAGCATTCATTTCGTTTTTAGTTCTCATGCCCTCAGGTGTATTGGGGTCAAGGTCTGGTCTATCTTCACCGAAAACTGCTTTATAGGCTTCGCGTACTGGAGTATCTCCACTAAGTGTTGATGCAATAATTTGAAAGTCTGTTACTTTTTGAGCAAAAGCATCAAGTGCTTTCTTTGACTTGTTGATTGCTTCCTCTTCAGGACTATCTGGTTCTGCATTGTGAAGCATTAGATGTCACGCTCTCTCTGCTTCTCGGCCACAACCCAAGGGTTTCGTGGATTGGCACCAGGATTTGAATTTTTTGAACGCTCAAGAAATTCTTCAAACTCTTCTTCATTAAATCCGTTTGGTTTTAATTCAGATTCAAAAAATCTAAGAAATTCCTTTTTTGATTTTAGGGTTTCCTCATTCGGGGTAGTCATACTCGTCCTTGTCCGTTGCTTTCTTTTTGAGTGGCAATTTTATGCCATTATCTAGTGCCCAATCTTCAAACTCTTCAGGAACACCGCGCGAGTTTTTAGCATACTTAGCGTACTTCTCAAAATGGTCGTCATTTTCTCTTTTAGACATTGCTATAGCCAATACCTGTTCATGGTACTAGTTTAGTATAAAAATACAAGACCCCCGAGAACTCTCTAAATTGCGTCTATGATTAGGTGCACTCGGTCTTCGTCTCCACTATTCTTGACACCATGGTGTCTTCCTACGTTATCTACAATCCATATTTGGCCAGGCTTTAGGTTCTTTGATTCATCACCAATGGTAAATATACAATTTTCATTGGTTATCACTGGAACGTGTATTCTGTGAGTCTGGCTATGGATTTTTGCGGTTAATGGATTTCCGACATCTTTATGTTTGGGAATAGTTGTTTTTGCCTTAAGCCTTGTCAGCATTGCTTGTTGAATTTTTACTTCTCCAATTGTTTCCATCGTGGCAAGAACGACTTCATCTAGATACTTACTAAATTGTCTGTAATGTTCGTGCACTACGTCCGAGTTGAGTTTTTGCATTACGTCATAGACCAATGGGATGGTGTCAGTATTACCTCCTGCTGCACCGCCAATCTTTTTACGTTGCACGTATTTCAACCAGTCTTCTGGGGTTAGGGATGAGACATCACTGAGAAGTTCGTCAAATGACGGCATGTCTCCAATAAATTGAAACGCTTCATTTTCTTTCATGAATAAATTATCCCATATATAGCAAAAACCCCGCCCGTACCGTTCGAAGGTACAGGCGG